GGGATCGGAGGAGGAGCGGGCCGTCGGCCGGATCTTCGTCTATGGAGGTTTCCGCGAGATCATCTACGAGAAGCACCTCGCCCGGGCCAAACACTTCTTCCAGGAGGCGAAGGGCTGGGGCCTCTGCGCCCACGTCGTGCGGTCAATCCAGAGCATCGTCGGGGACAGGTTCCTGGTCCACATCATCGCCGACGGGCAGTCGCTCTGGGCCGAGGGCAGGGACGTCCTCCGCGCCGACTGGACGTGGTTCAAGCGGAAGGGCTACGAGCAGCAGGTCGTCGTCCTGGAGGAGGCGTTCAAGGAGCAGGCCGCCTTCCTGGCCGCGAGAAGGGGGCAAGGATGAAGTTCAAGGTCTACATCGCAAATTGCGAGGGATAAAGGCATGAAGCTCAGGGAGCATTATTTCGGGGATATCGATAGCGTCGACGTCGTCGACGAGCACGGAGACATAGTTAAGAAGTTCGGAATCGGGTCGTGAGGCGCCTGGCTCTCCTGGCCATCGCCGCCCTGGCCGCCGGCCACGCGCTCGGCCGCTGGAAGCAGGGGCAGGAGCGGCCGGTACGGTGGAAGCCCATCGAGGCCGACCCCGTCGGGGCGTCCGCCGCGCAGGTCGGCGGATGGATCGGTCCGGGCATCCAGGAAAGGTGCGCCGTGCCCGAGCGGTTCTTGAGGCCGCCGGCGCGATCGTCCTACGGAACGATAGGATGCGCGAGATACGGATCGGACAACGTCGAATGAGGAAGCATAGCTAAAAATCTCGGGCCGCCGCCGGCCCGGAAAGGAGGATAGCATGAGTGTGGTAGCTTTAGCCGCTGCTGTGGTGCTGGGCGTCCAGGTCATCAAGAACGGACTGAAGAGCCTGGGCCTGGTCATCCAAGGCTGGGGCTCGGTGCTCCTGGCGATCGCGGCCTCGCTGGCCGTCGTGGCCTTTGAGGCGGTCAGGCTCGGGATCCCCTTCACCCTGGCCCTCGGATGGATTTTCCTGCAAGTGGCATTCTACGCGCTGACCGGAAAATTCTTCATTAGCCAGGTCACCGAGAAGATCGCGAACGGCAAGACGACGCCGCCGACGACCTAGCGAGGCTAGGGCGGGCCTTATCCGGCCCGTTCCTTGTAGTCGAGACGAACCGGCCGGGAGGTGCCCGGAGGGTGGGTGGGAGGGAACGGAGGGAACATGAAAGACGAAACCGAAAAAAGACGGACGACGAACATGGAACGCTATTATCTCGGCATCGAGGACCTTCATGCGGCCGACTACGTGGTCAGGGCGGGCAAGGACTCGAAATTTAAGCCTGGAGCTATCCTGATTTTCGAGACGGGAATTATCTGCCCGGGTTGCAGGAAGCAATCTGAACCCGAATTAAACCACGGCGAGACCCGCGTCTGTCCTTATTGCGGGATGAAGATAACAAGATGGGGCAACATGTTGGAGTGCCGGCCTGGGCCGGTCCTTACGGAACCTCCGGCGAAAACAGAGCCCTTGAAATGAGCTATCGCTCGCTGCGGATCACGCGCCGGACCTACGTCGTTGCCGCCTCGGACTCGGAGTCCGCGTCGTTCTATCTCGTGGCCGGCCACTTCTGCTTCGCGGCCTGCGCGTTCAGCCCGTCCGTGTGGTGGGCCATGAGCGGCGCCCTGCGGCTCGACCTCTCGAAGCTCAAGGACGGGAAAAGACGCCGCCTTTTCCACGCCTGCAAGACCTGCGGCCTGGTTTTCGGGGAGGCGCGCGCCGAGCGCGCCGCGAGGGCGCACCGCTGGTGGGAGGCCATGGGCACGCTCCGCCGCGGAATGCGGGCGTTGCGGGACGCGTTCGCCGAGGTCGCAATACCCTTGAGGCAGGCCGCCTCCGCCTTCGCGGCCTTCGGGAAGGCCTACGGGAAGGCCTGGAGAAAAGGAAAAAACAAAGGAGGATCGGAATGAAGGAAGGAAAAAAGGCGAATCTAAAAGGCCCCGTCTTGAGGGGAAGGCCGAGGAGCGGCCTGCTCAAAAAAATCGTGGAAGAACTGAAGCCCGGCGGCGAGAGGCCCCTGTTCGGCGAGCAGGACATGGTGGTCAACGCATTGACGCTCTTCCAGCGCCAGAAGCGGGAGGAGATCGCGGTCCTGAGTAAGGCGATAGACTCCAAGAAAACGCAGCTCTCCGGCTTCGAGGATGAGCTCAAAACGATCGACCAGGCCCTGAAGATCGCCGTCGGCTATGCGAAGGCCGAAAAAAAGAAGGCGGACTAGCCCATGCCCGGCGACCTGACGGAGCACTTCTCGCGGGCGGACTTCGCCTGCAAGGATGGATGTGGCTTCGATGCCGTGAGCATGGACCTAGTCGAGCGGCTTGAGCGGATGCGCGCCTTCCTCGGCGAACGGATCATCATCGAGAGCGGTTGCCATTGCCCGAAGCATAACGCCGAGGTCGGCGGCGCCACAAACTCTGCACACCTCACGGGCGAGGCGGCGGACCCGCGGCCGGATGGCGGACGCTGGGATGGTAACGTCCGCTTCCGCTGGGTAGAGGCCGCGCTCGCCGCTGGCTTTAGGCGCATCGGCATCGGACCGACGAAGATCCATGTCGACGTTTCGCGGACGTTGCCCTGGCCGGTACTCTGGCTCTATAAGAAATAAAATCTCTTCTTGACACGGCCGCGCGCCTGGCCTATAAATTTAAGGCGAGATGACCACGCCGCGGCGGTTCCATCCTTTCGTCAAATCCACAAGTCACTTCGGTGCGCCGGTCTAGCTGCGAGCCGGTCAAGGGAGGGAGAGGCAGGGAAATCATGACGGACTACAAGAAGCTCCTGGCCTGGGCCTGCATCGGCCTTGCCGCCCTGCTCATCTTCATCGGTGCGCTCGTCGGCACGATCGTATCGAACCGCGCGGCCGCCCGGGCATTGCTGGCCGTGGAGGCGAAGCGTTCGGCGCAGTTCGAGGAGCAGGTCAAGGCGCTCCGGGCAGACGCCGCGCAGGCGCACGCGGCGGCGGACAAGGCCGGGGAGGTCGCCTCGAGGGCGCTCGCCCGGGCCGACGCGGAAGCTGAGGCGCGCCGCAAGGCCGCGGCCGCGGAGGCCGAGGCCCAGGCCAAACTCAAGGACGCCCCGCCGGAGACGCTTGTCGCAGAGGCGCGCCGGATCCTGGAGACGACCGAGGTCTGGTACAGGGCCGGCGCCGGAACGGTCGAGCTCTCGCTGCCGGCTTTCCGACTGGCAACGACGCGGCTCCACGACTGGGAGGACTTCACGCTCATCCGGGAGCCGGCCTACGTCCGGGCAGCAGGGGAGCTGCGGGCGTCGATCGCCGCGAAGACCGCCGAGGCCTCGTCGCTCCGGATCGAGAACCTGCGCCTCGAGGGCATCGTCAAGCTCAAGGACGAGCAGTACGCCGGCCTCAAGGACACGCTCGGCGCGACGTCCAAGCTGGCCTTCGTGCCGTGGCTGGAGAAGTGGTCCGGGCGCGCTCTGTGGAGCGCGGCCGGCTTCGCGATAGGGACGCTGCTGGAGAGGGCGAGGGGAAATCGCGCGAGGACGGAGTGAGGAAAACATGGACCCGACATCTTTGCAGCAACTGATCCAGGCGGTGAAGGGCATCAAGGGAGAGATTCCGGTGAGCACAATCCTCATGGGGATCCTGCTGGCCGTCTTCATGGGGGAGAAGATCTTGATGGGGGCGCTCAAGTGGAAGGCATACCGGGCGAACGGCAAGAACGGGAACGGCAAGGTCGTCACTAAGAAGCTTGAGGACCAAGCGATTCAGACGCATTATACAGAAGCCTCTCTGACGGCTCAGACCGTCAAACAGAATGCGGACTGCCTTGGACAGGTCAAGGATATCGGCATCGAGCAGGTGACGATCCTCAAGGAACTGAACGAGACGACGAAAGCGCTGCCGGCGAACCTGGCCGGGCTGATAAACGGGCGGCCGGGCGGCCGGCGCGGGGAGTGAAAGAGGCAAAGGATGGTCTTAATAAAACGATTTCATTTTGATTCGGCGCACAGGCTTCCGGGCTACAAGGGGATCTGCTCAGAGCTTCATGGTCACCGATGGTACCTTGAATTGACTGTCGAGGGGCCGCTGGACATAGCGAGCGGCATGATCGTGGACTTCAAGGTGCTGGACGAGATTATAAAGCCCCTGCTGCCTGACCATAAATACCTGAACAACCTGTGCGAAAACCCGACGGCCGAGAACCTGGCCATCATGCTTCATCGGGACATCGCGGGCCGGCTGCCCGAAGGCCTGGTGCTTAGGAAGCTGCGGCTCTGGGAGTCTGAGGATGCCTCAGTCGAATATCCTTGAGGTCAGCGAAATATTTTATAGCCTCCAGGGGGAGGGGGCGAACGGTTGAGATAATCACCTTAAAAGAGACGATAGAAAAGAGCCTCGGGGTCACCTGGGATTTCGGGGCGAAGAGCTGCGAGACGATAGCGACAGAACTGCTATGCCGCTTCGCGCTGAGCCGATGCCGCGTTCTCGAGGACGGAGAGAACGGAGCGGAGGTGACGGCATGAAGGTCTATTTCGGCGCCGACGGAGAAGGGATTTCGGCGCTTCATGAAGCCAATGTAAAATATATCCTTCTATCTTTCTACCACCACGAAAAACTGACCGAAGCGCAGCAGCAATCGCTCATGCAGTATAAGAATATCATGATTGATTCCGGCCTTTTTACCTACATGTGGGGCGCAGAAGCTGGGACAGACATCACGGTAGACTTCTGTAATATAATGCAGAAAAATTATATAGAATACCTAAAAAAATACTTTACGGCAAACGACATCGCCGTCGAGATGGACGTTCAAAAAAAACTTGGTTCAGAGGTCGCCTGGGAGCTGAGACGAAAGCTGAAAAGAGAACTAAAAAATCAATGGGGTGGGTCGCTTATAAACGTCTATCACCTAGAGGACGGGAATCCTGATGCGCTAATCAACGAGGCGGACTACATCGCAATTTCGCAGCCTGAGCTCCGAAGAGCACTGTCCAAAAAGGAACGCATTCAAATCACAAGCTATATTGCGTCCCGGGCGATGGCCAAGGGGAAGCGGGTTCATCTCCTGGGTCTGACGGAAACCTGGTTCATGAAGCTTTTCCGCCACTGCACGTCTTGTGACTCGACCTCCTGGCAGTCTCATTTTAGATGGGGAGGTGAAGTCGCGCAGGAATGGAAAATACTAAAGGACACAGTTAAAGGACAGCCCTTGAAATATCGCACAAGGCCTCTTACTGACCGATATTGGGCTGGCGTTTTTTTTCTTGAGGAGTACAAACGATATGCAGGAGACCAATCATGAAGGATTTAGCCGTCACGATCGTTGCCATCGAACAGCTTGAGCCGAATCCCTGGAACCCGAACGTCCAGTCGGACTTTATCTTCGAAAAAGAAAAGAACAGCATCAAGAAATTTGGCTTCATCGACCCGATAACCGTCAGGGAGTTTCTGGGGAATAAGCTGCAGATCATCGACGGCGAGTATCGTTGGAAGGCCGCAAAGGAGCTCGCCATAAAACAGGTTCCGGTCATCAACCTCGGTCAAGTGAGTGATTCAGTGGCGAAAAAGCTGACACTCATCCTCAATGAGACGAAGGGCGAATACGATCCGTTCCGGGCCGGCCAGCTTATCAAAGGCGTTCTTGAGCATGAATCCATGGAGGAGGTCGTACTGGACCTTCCCTTGAAGCAGGACGAAATTGACAACCTACTGGAGCTCACGAAGTTCGACCTCAACGCTAAAGAGGAAGTCCCGTGGCAGCCCCCGGAAAAGAAGGACATGGGGTCCGCGAATCAAGAGAACTGGCAAGAGCTCAAGTTCGTCGTTTCTGAGGCCCAAGCCGCCGTTATAAACGAGGCCATTGAACGAATCCTAAAAGACGAAGGGATCGCCGGCGAGACCGCCAGAGGACGTGCCCTGGAACTCATGGCTGCTGACTTCCTGGCCAGTCCTGTCGAGGTCAAGGAATAGCGCAAAAACATGCAAGCTCAGAACGTCCTCGCGCTGATAAAAGGGCTGCAAGGTGGCACAATAGATGCTCGCGCCCTCACTCCCCGTCTGCGCCGCAAGGTCGTTCAATATTTCCTTAACGAAAACTCTGAGATTTCCAATATGCAGATTGCCCGACTCCTTAGCCTCAGCGACTCCCAGGTCAGCCGCATTCGTTCTTCTCTTCTCGCTTCTTCTGCCTGGGAGCTCAAGGAAGTGGATATCGACCGCCTGGCCGTGAGCCTCAAGAAGCACAAGGAGGAGTTTCAGCGTCGAGCCTTAGCGCGTTCCCGGGCCCTTGTCGTCGATGATGCAATTAAGTATGTCTCAGACCCGGACTTCGCCCTGGCGTGGAGGATAGAGCTCGACTACATCGACAAGATGGCCGAGCTAGGATATATTCGGAAACAGCCCAAGGAGATCGCCGTCGGACTATTCGACCTCCGGGGCGAACTGGAGAAGTTCTTCGATGAGTATGACGTGCGAAACCCCGCGGAGTTCGCAACCATCCTCCGGGCCGCCGCCGGCGGCAACGGACGAGGCGCCCGGGCGCTCCTCCCCGTTCCCGTTCGGCCCTGCGACGCCGGCCGCGATAACGACGGCGGCGCAGCAGACGGGCCTGGCACGGCTGTTCCGCCTGGGTCTAAGGACTGACCAGGACGTCCGCGACGCGGTCTCCTGGCTGAGGGAGCCGTGCGTCTCGACGCGCGTCAACTGCCGGGAGAGCGGGCCCGCCCACTCCTCGCCCTTCCGCTTCCTGGCCGACGTCACGCTCGGCCGCGTCGCCGAGTGGATCGTCTGGGCCAACCGCTCCGGCTCGAAGTCCTACATGGCGGCGCTCGCAGTGTGGCTGCGGGCGAACACCTACCCGCGCCTCGAGACGACCATCCTCGGCGGCTCGCTCGAGCAGTCGCAGAAGTCCTACAAGGCCATGGACTCCTTCTGGACGGCCTCGGGCCTGGGCCCGGAGCTCCTCGTGCGGCCGCCGATGCGGCGCTCGACCGCCTGGAAGAGCGGCTCGGCCGTGGGCATCCTGACGGCCTCCGGGCGCTCCGTGCGCGGCCCGCACCCCCAGGCGCTCATCATGGACGAGGTCGACGAGATGGCGAAGGACATCTACGACGCCGCCCTCTCGCAGCCGCAGTCGAAGTACGGCCTGCCGGCCATGCTCGGCCAGCTCTCGACGAACCACCGCGTCGCCGGCGTGATGGACGGCGCCGTCGAGAGGGCCCGCGCCTCGGAGACGCCGTTCTACAAGTGGTGCGTCTGGGAGTGCCTCGCGCCGTGCCTCGACTACCGATGCTCGACCTGCCCCCTGGCGGCCTACTGCCCGGGCGAGCACATGAAGCAGGCCGACGGCTACTACGCCGTCCCGGACTTCGTCTCGAAGCTCCGGACCATCAGCCTCTTCACGCTCGAGGTCGAGTGGTTCTGCCGCAAGGTGGGCCGCTCCGACCTCGTCTACGGCGAGCAGTACGACGAGGGGCTCCACCTCATCGACGCCGGCTTCCGGCCCGACCTGCCGGCGCTGCTGTCGAACGACTGGGGCGGCACGAACCCGTTCTCGGTCGGCGTGTGGCAGCCGCTCGACGTTGGCTGGACCAGGGTCGACGAGGTCTACATGGGGAACACGACGAACCCCGCCGTGATCGCCGAGTGCGAGCGCCGTGCCTGGTGGGCGAACGTGCCGAAGTGGGCCGAGACGCACAGGGCGGGGGGCGTGGCCGACCCCTCGAGGCCCGACCTGTTCAAGGAGTGGGAGGCGGCCGGGGTGAAGCTCGTCGCCGCCAAGACAAAGGTCGACGAGGGCGTGGAGGCCGTGCGGGGCGCGATGCGGCCGGTGCTCGGCGGGCCGCGCTTCCGGGTGTCCATCGTCTGCAAGGACTGGCGCCGGGAGGTCGGCTCCTACATCCAGCGCAAGGGCAAGCCAGTGGACGAGAACAACCACGCCATGGACGACACGCGCTATTTCGTCCAGTGGCAGGTGAGCGACGCGCCCGAGCCCCGCAGGGGCCGCGCCTGGGCGCCGGGCATAGCCAGGAAAGCGGAGGAGAAGGCGCCGCAGCCAGCCGCGAACGCGCCGGAGGGCCAGGCCGCGGAGGCCGGCAAGGAGAAGGAAGATGACGACAAAAAAACAGCACCAGCGGAGATCCGACAGCCCCGCCGGGGGCGAATTTTCTCGGCCCGCTGAGCAGGGGCCGCGCAAGGGCAAGGCCTGGGCCGGCGGGGCCGACAGGGCGCCGCTGAAGTTCCTGGCCACGACGACGGGGGTCTACCCCTGGGGCGTCCTCGAGGGGTTCGCCGCGGCGAAGGACGCCAAGGTTGCCAAGATCGAGAAGGCGGCGGCCGCCCGCGAGTCGAAGCAGCTCGTCGCCGAGAAGGAGTACATGACGGCGAACGACCTGGTCGCCTACCCGTTCGACGCGACGGCCCTCCTGCAGCTCAAGGACAACTGCACGTTCTTCGACGCCTGCGTCCGGCAGATCGCGAAGGACGTCGTCTGCCAGGGCTGGGATGTGGCCGTCGACGAGGACGCCATCAAGAACGACCAGGGCGTGGTCGACGAGGCCGAGAAGAAGCGGCTGGCCGGTCTGGCCCCTGGCATCGAGGCGTTCCTCGCTGACCCGAACGGCGACCTCACCGAGACGATCGCCGACATCCTGGAGAAGTGCGTCATCGACTGGGGCTCGGTCGGCTGGCTCGGGCTCGAGGCCTCGCGGGGCCCGGTCGCCGCGGCCAAGGCCGACGGCGGGGAGCAGCCGGAGGCCGCGTCGGGCGGCCCGGTCAACGGCCTGTGGCACGTGCCGGCCCAGGGCATCAAGGTCCACAAGGACAAGAAGCGGTACTGCCAGATCGTCGGGCAGAAGAAGGTCTGGTTCAAGGCCTGGGGCGAGGGGAAGGACATCGGCTCGGTCGACGGCCTGCCGAGCAAGGGCGCGGAAGGCAAGGCCAACGAGCTCATCTTCTACCGCAACTACTACTCGCTGTCGGCCTACTACGGCGCGCCGAACTGCCTGCCGGCGACAGGGGCGATCCTGGCGACGATCGGCGTCAGGGACTACAACCTGGCGTTCTTCGAGAACTACGGCGTGCCGGCCGCGCTCGTCGAGGTGAAGGGCGACTGGGAAGAGGACGCCGTCAAGCTCATCAATGACTTCATCGACTCCGAGATCAAGGGCTCCTCGGCCGCCCACAAGACGGTCGTGGCGAACCCGCCGGAGGGCGGCTCGATAACCTGGACGCCGCTCGTGACGGAGGTCAAGGAGGGCCACTTCAAGCTCTACCAGCGGTCGCTGCGCGATGAGATCCTGGTGGCCTACCGCATGCCGCCCTACCGCATCGGCATCGCCGAGACGGGCTCGCTGGGCGGCACGACGGCCACGGAGTCGACCTCGATCTACGTCCAGAGCATCATCGAGCCGCTGCAGGAGATGGTCGAGGCGCTCATCGACCGCACCGTGCTGCGCTCGTTCGGCGTCGAGAAGGGGCTCGGCTTCAGGCTCGGCCGTATCGACGTCTCGAACTTCGCGGCAGAGGTCGCCGTCGTCAAGGACCTCTTCGGCATGGGGCTCGTGACGCGGGCCATGGCCTGCGCGCGGCTGGACCTGGAGGCGCCGCCCGAGGACGACCCGGCCCGGGACGAGTACTTCCTGGCGAACATCTACGTGCCCGTGGCCGACGCAACGGGCGCGACTGGCGCGGCCGGCAAGGCCGACGCCGAGATAGCGCAGCTCGAGCGCGACGTGTCGAAAGCGATCGCCGCGCAAAAGATAAACGACGCCGAAGGAGGCAAGAAAAATGGTGTTTCTTAGGCTCAAGAATTTCCCGGGCATCATCGTCCTCAAGGAGAGCTTCGCGCAGGTGAAGAACAGCTGTAGCGTCCGGGGCGCCGAGTTCATGGTCGGGACGGCCGTCGCGTCCGACGGGCGCGAGACGGCGACCATGTTCCGCGCCGACGACATCTCGTTCTTCCAGGAGACGGACGAGGCGGGAGTGGCCGAGATGTGGGCGCGGGCGCGGGAGGCCGGGGAGGCGCGGCAGCGCGGCGCGCTGGCCGGGGCCGGAGGCCTCATCATCCCGCCCGGACGGGGGCATTAAAGGGGGGCGAATGGAACAGCTCGAGGCGGTCCACGGCGCGCTCGTCGGCTACCTGGCGAAGTCCGGCCGGCGGGCGCGGGCCCTGGCCCGCCATCGCCAGCACATCCGCGCGACGCGGCACCTCATGGCCCAGGCCGCCGGAGCCTGGGCGCGGCTCGTGCGCCGGGCCGTCTCGGCCACGCCCGAGAAGCTTTCCGGCGGGGATGCCGACGCCATCGTCCGCCGCCTAGCCGACTGGAAGGCGCTCGACAGGGGCGCCGCCGCCATCTTCGAGGTCGCCTACCGCAAGTCGTTCGCGAGCGCCGCCCGCGCCACGCCGCGGACCAGGAAGGGCCGGACCGACCCCATCGGGGAGGCCGCCGCGAGGTATGCCGCGACGCAGGCCGCGAAGCTCGTGCGCGACATAAACGAGGAGACGCGGCAGGCCATCCGGGGCGTCGTCGCCCGGGGCATCGAGGAAGGCTCGAGCGGCTACAAGGTCGCCCGGGAGCTCCGGCCGCTCATCGGCCTGACCGACCGCGGCCAGGGGGCCGTCGGGAACTTCATGGGGCGCCTCGTCGACGGCGGCATGGGCGAGGAGGCGGCCATGGCCAAGGCCGGGAAGTACGCCGACCGGCTCCTGCGGGAGCGCGCCGACACGATCGCCCGCACCGAGACGGCCCGCTCGACGGAGGCCGCCTCGCTCTCCGTGTTCGGCGAGGCCGGCGTGACGAAGGTCGAGTGGTGCGCCGATACGGTCGGGGCCTGCGACTTCTGCGCCGACCAGGACACCCAGGTCTTCCCGATCGACGAGGCGGACGGTATGATACCGGCGCACCCGAACTGCGAGTGCACGTTCCTGGAGGCCGACTGGGTGAGCGAGGAGCCGGGCGCCGGCGGAGAAGGTGGATGACGGGCCTCTTCCCCGGCAAGCGGTGCCCGGCCTGCGGCTCCGCGTTATTCGAGAGGCCGGCCTGCTGCAAGGGCGAGGAGCAGGGGATCGCGACCGTGCTGAAGTGCACAAGATTTGGGTGCGGGCACATAGAGCCGTATAGGCTCGTGGGGGGCGGGGTGTGGCAGGGGCAGGGGAACCCGGCCGGGGATAGCCGGGGAAACGCGCCTGGCGCGTCTTGGTGGCCAGGGCGAGGCTGTTAAGTCGGCCGCCGGAGGGGTAAACGGGGGGCCAACATGAGAATCGAAGAACTGACGCCCGACAACATCGGGAACCTGAGCCTGGTCGACATCTCGCTCCTGCGGCAGCGCTGCTGCCAGCTCTGGAACGAGTACTTCAAGGGCACGGTGGCGAAGAGCGCCCGCGGACTGACGCGCGAGGGCCTGGCGCTGCGGTACATCATGCTGCGGCGCGAGCTGCAGGCGCGGGGCGTGAGGATCCGGCGCGCGACGCCGCTCGACGAGGCGGTGGAGCCGGCGATCGTGGCGAAGGCCGCCTGGGGGCTGGACCTGCGCTCGGCCGGCGACATCGTGCTGCGGGAGGCGGCCGTCTACTTCTCCGGGCCGTGGCTCGAGGATCCCCGCGGGGCGCCCGAGATCGGCGTCGTCATCCGCAAGGCCGAGGCCGACCGGGACGAGGCCGCGGAGGCCGCGCTCGTCGCCCTCCTGGAGAAGGGGTCCGGCAAGCCGTGCCGCGTCACCTATGACCCGGCCGCGCCGGAGGGCGAGTACATGCCGGCGTTCGACCTGGTGCTGCGGCCGCGAGAGCGGATGGCGAAGGCCGGCGGCCGGGCGAGGGCCGTGGAGAAGAAGCTGACGGCCGCGGAGCAGGCCGACTACGACCGGGAGACGGCACTCATCGCCGAGAACGGGAAGAAGGCTGAGGCGCAGAGGGCGCACAAGTTCCGGCCGGCGAAGTGGACGCACAAGAACGGGCACCCGCGCTGCCTGCTCTGCGGGGACGAGGAGCCGCTCGGCGGCGTCTGCGGCAAGGGCGCTCCGGTCAAGAAGGGGCCGGAATCAACCGCGGCGTTCGACATCGCGAAACCGTTCCCGAACGAGCACGCCTGCCGCAAGCGGGATCCGGGGGATTTCCAGGCCGGCTCGTTTCGGCGCATGGAGCGCGACCACGAAGGAAAGAAGTACTCCGTCATCATGGGCCGGCTGAATGGCGAGACGGCGCTGACCGAGCAGACGGCGCGCTACCCGAAGGACACCTGGACGCCGGCGGCGGCCCGGGCGCACTGCGAGACGCACGGCGGCTCTTTCGAGGCGGCCGCGGGCACGGGACCGGTCACGAAAGACGGCGGCGAGGACAAGAACGTCCTGTTCGTGTTCCGGAAGGTCGACACGGAGCGGCACTTGGTCGGCGGCGTCGTCTACGAGCCGGATGTCGTCGACACGCAGGGCGACTTCACGACGGCCGACGAGATCGACGCGGCCATGGAGAAGTTCATGGAGCGCTACTTCGCCGACCCGGGCCGCATCAAGGTCCAGCACGAGGGCAAGGCCTACAAGTTCCCGGTCATCGAGTGCTTCCAGGCGGAGATCTCGACGACGAAAGGCGGGAAGCCGCTGGCGAAGGGCGCATGGTGGCTGACCGTGAAGATAACGAGCGGCACGATTTGGAAGGAAGTGAAGGACGGCCGGCTGACGGGCTGGTCCATGGGCGGACAAGCGTCAGCGCCGCCGGCTGCAGCGCCGGCATGAGCGAGCGACTTTTCCTCGGCGATTGCTTTGAAGTCATGCGCGGCATGGAGCCGAACTCTATTGACTCTATTTGTACTGACCCTCCGTATGGCATAAAATTCATGAATAAAAACTGGGACTACGGACTCCCCGGCGTTCCCTTTTGGACTGCCGCTTTACGAATCGCCAAGCCCGGCTGTTATCTTTTGGCCTTCGGCGGGACACGGACGTTTCATCGTCTTGTCTGCGCCATTGAGGATGCGGGATGGGAATTGCGCGACGGCGTGGGTTTGCCACACAGGTCAGGAGATTGGGGCGACTGCCCTTGGTTAATGGCTTGGGTCTATGGGTCAGGATTCCCGAAATCGCATGACGTGAGCAAGGCGATTGATAAAGAGGCAGGAGTAGAGCGGCGCAGGGAGGTGAGATTCGTGGGCTCAATAAAAGGCGGTGCGCTCCATGCCGGAAAAGAAACCGGGAATGCCCGCTCCTGGAATTTAATTCAGGTTGATACCCCCATCACCGATGCCGCCCGTCAATGGTTCGGTTGGGGAACGGCCCTTAAGCCTGCCTGGGAACCCATCATCCTGGCCCGTAAGCCACTTGAGGGGACGGTAGCCGAGAATGTCCAAAAGTGGGGAACGGGCGCGATAAACGTGGATGGGTGCAGGGTGAAGGGAGTTCCCCCAAGCGTTCCTCAGCCGGCATTCAATAGCCCAACGGGACAGATATACGGGTTCAAGACAGGTGAAGGACGAAGCGGGACGATGAGCCAAGCATCCAAGGGCCGCTGGCCCGCAAACCTCATCCATGACGGGAGCGAGGAAGTGGTGGGGCTGTTCCCAGATAGTAAATCTAGTGGCGGAATAAATGAAGGAAAATTAGGAAAAAGAATCTATGGACATTTTACTAATAAAACTATCGGTTCTAATGCTGGCGGACTAGGCGACTCCGGTTCCGCCGCCCGCTTCTTCTACTGCGCGAAGGCAAGCCGGGCCGAGAGGGAGGCAGGGCTGGACGATTCAACCGCCGACATGAGGAATGATGGGCGAAGGACCGATATAGACAATGCATATCAACGCGGAAAGGTGCTGCGCACCCATCATCCCACCGTCAAGCCCCTGGCCCTCATGCGCTACCTCTGCCGCCTCGTCACGCCGCCCGGCGGTATCGTCCTTGACCCGTTCATGGGAAGCGGCTCAACTGGGATAGCGGCTAAGCAAGAAGGGTTCGGTTTTATCGGGATAGAGAAAGACAAGGATTATTTTTCGATAGCGGAGGCGCGCCTGAAATATTGGGGCTTGACAACGGCACAACTCCCGCTTATAACTTAGAGTGAACTGACGACTGTCGGGTCACAAGCCCTGACCCGGCCGCCGGCCTCCCCGGCCGGCGACGCGGACGCAGGGCGTCGATGAGCCGCGACAACGCGAGCGGCTCGGACGCCTCACGCCACAAGCGCCGCGAGGAACTCCAGAGCGCGAACACCAACGAGAACGGAGGACCACCGTCATGCCGCGCAAGCTGCAGGACATCGAGATCGACGAGATCTCGCTGGTCGAACAAGGGGCGAACCGCAAGAAGTTCGCCATCATCAAACGGAGGAGACTCATGGACGAATTCATCAAGCTTTTGAAGGAGTTCCTCGGCGAGGAGGCCATCGACGCGGAGACCGTCAAGAAGTCCGTGGCCGCGCTCGGGGCGGATGTCATCAAGAAGATGTCCGGAGCCCTGACGCACCTGGCCACCTACTTCGACGAGTTCCCGGAGGCCATCCAGAAGTCGATCATGGCGCTCATCGAGGTCTCGACCTCCGGCGTCGCCGTGGAGAAGGCCGAGGACCTGACGATCGAGAAGCTCGGCGCCAGGCTCTCGAAGGCCACGCTGGAGGAGCTGCGGAAGATCAAGGACGTCCTCATGGCGGCCATCGGACAGCTCCCCGAGCTGAAGAAGGCCAAGACCGCGCTCGAGGCCCTCATCGGCCAGGGCGGCGGCGCCGCCGACGAGGGCGGGGACGTCAAGAAGGGCGGCCTGGCCGCCGAGGAGCGGCTCGAGCTCGAGCGGCTGCGGAGCGACGAGAAACTCCGCGTCAAGAAGGCCGCCGACGACGACGCCGCGGCCAAGAAGAAGAAGGACGAGGACCTGGAGAAACGGCTCGACGCCCTGGAGAAGTCCAGGGGCATCCGCAAGTCCATCGACACGGACTCCGATGACAAGGACGAAGTGGAGAAGGGCGACAAGGGAACCGTGGACAAGTGGCCGTCCATCCCGGTCGAATTCCTCTTCGGTGGGAGGGCACAGTGAAAGACGTAAAGAAGCTACTGGACCGGGTGAAGGTCCAGAAGGACTACAACCTCATCAGCCTGCCGACCATCCAGCTGCCGCCCGAGGAGGCGTCGCAGTTCATCGACTACCTGGTCGACCAGAGCGTGCTGTTCAAGCAGTTCGCCCGGGTGGAGAAGATGGCCGGCCCGCAGAAGAGGATCCGAGCGCTCGGCTTCGGCAACGGACGGTTCCTCGTCCCTGCCGGACAATTCGACGAGTCGAAGTACAAGAAGCAGTTCGTGCAGGGCGACATCCAGCTCAACGCGAAAGAACTCCGGGGCTGCGTGGTAATCTTCGACTCCGATCTTGAGGATATCAAGCTCCACATGTCGCCGGACCAATACAAGAACGGCATCATGCAGCTCGTGACCAAAAAGATTTCGAATGAGCTGGAGGACATCGGCTGGATCTCTGATATGCATCTGCTCAACGGCTTCGCTCCCGACGACGCGCGCAGCCTCTTCGACGGCTGGCGCTACCGCATCGTCAACTCCCAGGCCGGCCAGCAGTACATCAACGCCGTGACCGGATCGGCCTTCCTGCTCAACGCCTGCGACGCGACCTCCGGCGCGCCGTTCGTGCTGCCCGGCCTCATCGCCGAGCAGTCGGGCATCGCGCCCTGGAACTGGGAATTCAAGTACGGCATCGCGCTCAAGACCATGCCCTCGGCCTACAAGCAGGTCTTCGGGCTGCAGAACTTCGCGTTCCTCAACTCCGACCTCGTGACGCTGGACTACATGAACGCCCTGAGCGCGCGCTCGACGCCGATCGGCGACGCCGTATTCCTCGGCACCGCGCCGACCAGCTTCAATAAGGTCCCCATCATCGACGTTCCGCTCATGCCGACGAACCTCGGCTCGCCGCTGCTCGGCGCGGACGGCATCCTGGGCGCCGGCGTCTTCACCGACTCCCTGCTGACGCACAAGGGCAACCTCATCGTCGGCATCCAGCTCGACATCACCATGGAGTCGGAGCGCAAGGCGTCCGACCGGGCGACCTACGTGTTCTACACGCTGAAGATCGACGTCGCCATCGAGAACGTCAACGCGTGCGTCCTCATCCGCTGCCTGACGCACAACTGCTAGCGCGGGCTAGCTGAACGATAGGAGAAGCGAGAGTGCCCTTCCGGGTGACGAACTGCGGGGCATCGCGGGTCTTCCCGACCCGCGCCGGCAACGTCCTCCTCGAGACGCGCAGGCCGCGCGTCATCGAAGACCCGTTGATCGCGGCCGAGCTCAAGGTCTGGCCACGCGTCATGGTCGAGGAGGTGGCGCCGTTCCCGCCCCCGGTGTCGGAGGGCGCCGAGCCTCCCCTCGACAGGGAAGCAAGGAGGGCCGCCCTCGGGCGGTTCGACGAACAATTCCTGCGGGGGATGGCGGAGGTCCGCGGCCTGGCCGCCCAGGCCGGAGCCGGGAAGGGCGAGCTCGCCAAGATTCTGACAAAGGAGTGATAACATGGACTCGACTTATTTCCCTCACACCGGGGTCGGCCCTGACGACCTCCACCCGGAGCTCTTCATCCGGGACATGGACTTCCTGAACTACCACATCAACCACAACAAGTGGCGCTGGTACCTGGACTACACGTTCCAGAACGCCGTGCGCTGGGGCGACGACTTCCTGTTCGACGAGGTCGACCTCTACGACATCGCGATGACCGGCCAGGGTACCGAGGTTGTCATCGACTACATCAACGGCGTCTGCATCCTCATCGCCGGGCCCGCCGACGACGACTATATCGAGAAGTTCCAGGAGAACGAGACCTGGCAGCTCAATGACGGCTTCCCGCTCTACCTCGAATGCCGCGTGAAAATGTCGGACGCCGACCAGGCGGACGCCTACATCGGCCTCATCAACGCGGGCGGGTACTTCGCCGGGAACCCCCAGGACGGCGTCTACTTCATCAAGTACGACGGCTTCCCGCACCTCATCTTCGCCTACCGCACGGACGGGGTGACGACCGAGATCGACACGGGCATCGACGCCGCGGACCTGACCTGGATCATCCTCGCCTTCCACTGGGACGGCGACGGCAACCTGCGCTGGTTCGTCTTCGAGGACGGGCCGGAGCCGCAGCTCTGCCTGGCGACGGGCACCGTGACCTCCGGCTACGTGCAGGACGAGCTTCTGCGCGTCGCCTTCGGGGTGCGCGCCGGCGATACCGACTCGGCCGGCAAGCTGCTCTACCTCGACTACTGGCGCGTCTCGATGAAGCGCTACATGGAGAGGGGCGGCATTTAATTAGCGTCTGACGCCGCGAGGCGCTGACGAATACCCCTTCGGCTGCCGGGCCGCGCTCATCCCTGGCGCGGCCCCTGGGGAGCGGGGCTCCGGGGCGACTCGGGGCCCCGGCCCTCCAGTTCCGCCGGCGGGGCTGACAAAAAGAGGCCGGAGGAAATATGGGAAATTATATCGGCAGGGGTTAATCATAATACCCCTCGTCGGCTGGTCGTTCTGTAAGGCGATAACGGTGCAGCACGCCTATATCGATGCGGACTTGACGGATTTTCCCTACATCGTTTTCATCGATGCCGATACAGACATCGGGGCTCATGCGCTTGCGACCGGATACGATATTCGATTCACGGCGGCGGATGGAGTGACCCTGCTTTCCTATGAGCGGCGTTCTTTTACTATTGCGGTAGGAGCGGCCACGGGCCGGTTCGTCGTTAAAATAGCCGCGCATACGGCGGGCGGAGATATCATCTATATCCATTATGGGAAGGCCGGGGCAAGCGACGGAGCCGACGCGCCGAATGCCTATGATGCGGATTTCAAACGCGTCTGGGCGCTCAATGAATCATATTCAACGGCAGGCAAAAACTACAAAGATAGAAAGGGCGTCGGCAATTGCACCCTGACTGACGCGGACGGGGACTCGGCGCAGGGGGCGGGCCCGATCGACAAGGCCGTTGACCTGAATGGCGACGCGGATTTCCTGACCGACGCCGATCATCCCGACCACGACCCCGGCGGGGCGATGACGATAGAAGTGTGGTACAACCCGTCATGCATCCACGCCAAACCATTAATTAGGCATACTAGCGATACAAGTCTAACTTTAGGGTGGGCAATATATTCCTGGGATGCTGTGCTTGCTAATAGATTTATGCTTCGCTTTGGAATTACAACAGCATCTGGAACAACGATAATTACAGATCCGAATTTATCTAGTCAGGCTAATTGGCATTATGGCGTGGGGACATTTGATAAATCTCTTGCTTCCAATAGATTAAATCTTTATAGGAATGGGAATGTTGTTAAATCGGCAAATGGATATAACGAAAATATAGATGCCGTTGCTAATGGCATTATTTTAGGCACGTTTGCCTGGGGAAAATATGATGGTCTCATAGCCGATGTCCGTTATTCCACCTCTGCCCGCTCCGCCGCTTGGATAAAATTCACCTACCGTAATATCACCGAAACCGACCACGAGCAGACCTGGGGGGCGGAGGAAGCGGCTCCTACCGGCCCGTCAATCGCCGTCGTTCAACATCACTTGAGAATGATGAGGGGGGCATAAATGCAGTTCCTTCGCCAAGGCACAGTAGCGGTTATCAACTTCGGCCCCTTCCTAGATAAGGCCGACGGCGTGACTTTGGAGACCGGCGCGGGAATCATCACTTCCATTGACCATGCCACGACCGGAATTATGCTCTCCAAGAATGGGGGAACTCTGGCCGTCCGCGAGCAGGGGGCGAACTTTGTGGCCTCAGTCTATGACGCCCACGGATTCTATAAAGTTTCCTTGAGCGCAGTCGATACCGGGACGCTCGGGCGGCTCCTGGTTGTGCACTCGGAACCGGCAACCTATCTCGAAGTTTGGCCGGAGTTCATGGTCGTTTCCCAGGCCACCTGGGATGCCATGTTCGGAACTTCTCTCGCGGGCTCTATTGCGGACGCAGTCTGGGACGAGACGGTATCCCCAGCGGTGCATAATGCGGCCGGAGTTGCCGGGGACAGGCTTCTCAAGAGCGGATACATCGTCAAGGACGAGGGGCTGTGCGCCGGAGGATCGGCGCAGACAATCACCCTCGGCGCATCCGCAAGCGCCGTGCCCAACATATATTGCCAAGACCTCGTCAGCATTGTCTACGGCACGGGCATTGGCCAATCCCGGCTTATCGTCGGATATACCGCGGGAAAGGTTGCGATCATTGACCGGCCATGGGACATAGACCCTATCGCCGCAGACAGTTATTATCAAATCACGGCGTTCACGGGGCTCATGTTCGCGACCACCGGGACGGCGGTCTCCGCAACCCCGAGCACGATCACCCTCGCGGCATCGGCGCTTGGCGTCGCCAACAGCTACGTCGGGTGCGCCATCTATATCTCGTCGGGAATCGGCATGGGACAGACGCGGCTCATCACCGGCTATACTCCCGGACGGATCGCCACGGTGTCTCCGGACTGGGACACAACGCCGGACTTCACGAGCGCGTACAAGGTGCTCCCCATCGGCCGGGCTATCGTCGAGAGTATGGCCGCGAACGCCATCAGCGCCGCCGCCCTGTCGATCGCCGCCATCGCGAAAATTCAGGCCGGTCTCGCGACGCTCGGGACCGGGCCCGTTGCCAAGGACTATGCCGTGACGGATGCGATAACCGGACTTCCCATCGCCGACGTGCTCGTTTGGATCACGACGGACATCGGCGGGGTGAATGTCATCTGTTCCGGGAGAACCAACGCGCTCGGCATCGTGACGTTCCGGCCTGACGTGCCCGTGGGGACGACGCTCTATGTCTGGCGGCACAAGACGGGAGAAAATTTCATCGACCCTGATACAGAGGTGCTGTGATGACAACTCCCTGGACGGGAACGGGGACGCCGACGATAGGCGCTTGGCCTGCCGGGAACTACATAAGCGCCAGCGACGTCATCTGGCCTTCGGGCTTGACGTCCGCTGACCAGGCCGCGATTATCGCCCTTGTCGAGGATCTCATCGACCGGGTGACCGGCTGCCACTGGTACCCGAAGCCGTTCGACCTGCGGCTGAACGGCAACAACTCCGACCGGCTCGTCCTCCCTCTCTGCCAGAACATCCTGAGCGTCTCCGGCGTCTGGCTCTGCGGCATAGAAGTGCCGACCTGCTACTACTCCTTCGACCATAACTCCGTCTACCTGAACTGCGAGTCGGGCGGCCTGGGCGACGCCGAGTTCGACTACTTCATGCGGCGCGTCGCGCAGCAGGGCGCGCTCTTCCCGCACGGCCTGAACAACGTGCGCATCGTAGGCACATACGGCCAGGCCGTCCCGGCCGGCATCAAGGCGGCGGCCATCATCCTCTGCCAGTGGAAGAACGGGGCGGTCGCCTATACGACGACCTACGACTCAGAGACCATCGGCCGCTACTCCTATAAGCTCGCCGCCGGCCAGCCGATCCTCACCGGCTGCAAGGAGGCCGATGATATCCTCCGCTTGTTCAAACGCGGCAAGCCGATCATGATGGCGCCATGAACGGCATGGAGACCGCCCAGCCCGAGCCCGCCCCCAGGGCGCTCGTCCTCCGCAACCGCTTCCTCAACGAGGTGCTCCCCGACGGCTCCTGGCGCGGCCACCCGTGCGTCGTCGTCGGCGGGGGCCCGTCGTACGAGACCTTCGACTGCGCGCGGCTCCGGGGCTGGCGCACGATCGGCATCAACCGCGCCTTCGAGCGCTTCGAGCCGACCGTCCTGTTCTCGATGGACGAGCGCTACTACCGCTGGGTCGTCTCCGGGATGTACGACGCCATGGCCGACGGCGCCGGCGCGGCCGCGAAGTTCGCGGCCTTCCGGGGCTACAAGGCGTGGCTCATGACGCGCGGCGGCTCGTTCCCGGAGGACGTGTTCGTGCTGCCCGCATACCGCAACTACGAGACCGCTCTGCAGGCGTTCGTCTGGTCGTCGGAGGAGGGCATCGGGAGCGGGAACAACTCCGGCTACGGAGCGCTCCAGCTCGCCGTCGTGCTCGGCGCGAACCCCATCTACCTGGTCGGCTTCGACATGAGGCACCGCGGCGCGAAGACGCACGGCCACTCCGGCCACCCGATCCCGCAGCAGGCCTACCAGGTCGAGCACATGCGGACGTTCTTCGAGCGCGCGGCGCCGGCGATAAAGGCGCGCGGCTTCCGCGTCGTCAACCTGTGCGCCGACTCGGCGCTCCGTTGCTTCGAGTTTGGCGACCCGGAGGAGGTATTCCGGTGAAGATCGCCATCATCAGCCGTACACCGCTCGATGGCTCGCCCTGGGAACTGCTCAAGGCGCTGCGCCGCTACACGTCGGTCGAGGCGTGGCTTGTTGACATGGTCGACGCCGAAGATAGGCGCTGGCTTCTCGAGGCCGATGTCGTACATCTCTTTGACGAGGCAGGGCCCGAGGTTTCGGGCCTTATCGAAGGGAAGCCGGTCATCGTTCAGTCTGGCCGGTCGCTCCCCGACATCATCGATCCCGACGAGTACCGGCCGCGCCGGCGGGCGGGGCGTTCCGTGACAATCGCTTCCGATCTCGCCGGAATCGACTATGAGCGCCGGCTGGACTTGATTGCCGAGGCAGACGTCCTTGTCGACGACCTCGTGGAAGGAAGTTGGACTCGGGCTTCGCTGGAGGGCGCGTGCTTCGGCTGCGCCGTCGTCAACGCATCCGGCCTCTACCCGTTCGTCCACGCCACGCCCGAGACGCTCGAGGAGCGGCTCTTGGAGCTCGTCGAGAACAAAGCCATGCTACGCATCGCCCAGGAGGAGGCGCGGCTCTGGGCGCTCCAAAAACAGCACGCCATCGACGGCGTCAAGGAATACGAAAAGGCGTACAGGGAGGCGCTCGGGCGATGATAACCGTCATTACGGCTACCGGCGACCGGCCCCTGGCCTTCGCGCTCTGCCAGCACTGGATGAGAAACCAGACGGTGCAGCCGAACCAGTGGGTCGTCATCGACGACGGGAAAGTCCCGACCGACCCCATGGTGCGCATGCAATACGTACGGCGGGAACCGCAGCCGAACGACCCGAGCCCCACCCTCATCCTTAATCTAAAAACGGCCTTCCCCTTGGTCATGGGCGACAAGGTCATCATAGTGGAGGACGACGAGTATTATTCGCCGGGGTACGTCGAGGAGATGTCGCGACAGCTCGACCAGCACGAGATCGTCGGCATCATGATGTCCAAGTATTATCACCTGCCCTCCGGGGGGTATTGCGTCCACCCGAACACCCGGCATGCCTCGCTTTGCGCGACTGCCTTCCGGAGTTCGTTCCTGCCGGAAGTCAAGGAAATTCTGAATGTGTGCGAGAGGGAGAACTACCAATATCTGGACATGAGGATGTGGCCGAGAACCGGGCCCCGGGGATATCTTTTCGCCGACACGGCCAAGACCCTATACGTGGGGATTAAGGGGATGCCTGGACGGAGCGGTATTTGCAAGGGCCATGACGCGGCCTTTTACATCAGGAGCAGCAAGGACACGGCTGACAGGGAGACGCTCAGGAAATGGGCGCCCGAAGGCTTCCGGGTCTATCAGGACGTCCTGAGCGGAGTATTGACGGCGGAGAACTACCGGGCCTACTTCAAGTGATGAGCGGATAAGATGGACATAAGAAACGTGACCGGCGTTACCGTCGTCCACAACACGAAGGCCGTCTTCGAGCTGGCCTATACATCGGTCCGCAAGTTCCACCCCGACATGACGATCGTCGTCGTCGACGGCTCTGATCGCGGCGACCCGTGCGCGGCCTACGTGGCGAGCCTGGCCTCGGCCGTGACGACCGTCGTCGTGCCCGGCCACAACATCGGCCATGGCCGGGGCATGTGCCTCGGGATCTCGATGGTCGCGACGCGCTACACGCTCATCTTCGATTCCGATATCGAGATGCTGAAGTCGCCCATCCAGGAGATGCTCGACATGATGGAGGACGACACGTTCGGCGTCGGCTACATCGAGGAGAAGACCGCCTTCGACGGCTTCGAGTGGGGGGTGCGCCCGCAGCACCGGATCCAAGGCTGGATGCGGTACCTGCACCCGTTCTTCCAGCTCATCGATGTCGGCAACTACCGGAAGTACCACCCCTACGTCCACCACGGGGCGCCCTGCTACTTGACGATGTTCGACATTCACAAGCGCGGCCTCTCGGCGAAAATTCTGAAGCAGTTCCCCGGCCTCGGGCACTCGAGCGGCAAGGGCTGGAACTGGGCCGGCATCCCGCGCGAGCACGTCCGGCACAACACGCGCGGAACGCGCGACGTCCGGATCAGCCGGCACCAGCCGGAGATCGAGGGCCAATGGGAGACCAACAGGGGGCAAGTATGAATCTTGAGAAGTTCGACAGGCTTATGTCGGCGTCCGGGGGACGGCTCGGCCAGGAGCCGGAGGAATGGCGGCTGCTGCTCGAGTTCGCGGACGCCTACTTCAAGGCCCGCGGCGTAGGGGCTCTCTTTGCGCCGGTCGTTGTCGAGATCGGCGTCATGCACAATGCCCAAAAACCTTTCTGGACGGAACTCCTGGGCGCCGACCATATCGGCATCGACATCGCCGGCGGCGCCGATATCATAGGAGACTCGCGTTCGCCGGCCACGGTCGCCGCGCTCAAGGCGCATCTGGCGGGGCGACCCATCGACCTTCTTTTCATCGACGGCGATCACCTCTACCACGCGGTCAAAGCCGACTTCGAGAACTACGGGCCGCTGACCCGGCACATCATCGCGCTCCACGATATAAGCCACGTCTGGAACCCGGCGATCCCGGAGGAGACGATGCGCTTCTGGAAAGAGGTCGTTGTAAGCGACTGTGCGAACGCCCATATCGCGATCGAGCGCCACAATGCGGCGACGACGGGCATCACGGCCGGCCGGCAGATGGGGATCGGCCTGGTCATCAAGCCCGACGAGGGACGGTAGCCATGGACCTCGACAGGTTCAACTCCCTGATGAGCGGCTTCCAGCGCAAGGAGCTCGGCCAGGATCCCTACGAGTGGCGGTGCTTCCTGGAGTTCTCGGCGGCCTACTTCGCAAACCGGACGATCTTCCGGCCGCTGGTCGTGGAGATCGGCGTCTGGAACGGCCTGCAACGCCGGTTCTACGAGAAACTCCTGAACGCCGAATACATCGGCATCGACAACCTCAAGCCGTTCGCGCCGGTGACGGTGCCGGGCTGCTCGGCGCCCGACATCGTCGGCGACTCCCATGACCCGGCAACCATGGCGAAGCTGAAGGATAGGCTCGCCGGCCGGATGGTCGACCTCCTGTTCATCGATGGCGACCACTCCTATGCTAGCGTCCGGGCCGACTATGAGCTTTATGCCCCGCTCGCGAGACACCTCATCGCCTTCCACGACATCTTCGGCACCGTGGGCGTCATCCAGTTCTGGAACGAGCTCGTCGCCGGAGAACACGAGCGGCCGTTCGCCATTTTCAGGCGTGACAGTTCCGCCGACTGGATCCTTCAGATGGGGATCGGCGTCCAGCTCCGGGAGGGATGAAATGCCGTTCGTGACTATCCTGACGCGCGTCCATCCGGCACGGCCGCGCTGCCTGGCGCGGAACGTGGCGTCCGTCCAGGCGCAGACCGACCAGGACCTCCAGCACCTGCTTCTCCGGCCAGAGATCGAGCCGCACGACGTCATCAAGGTCGGCCCGCTCATCCACCTCGCGGCTCCGCGGGTCGAGGGCCGCTACGTCATGCAGCTCCCCGACGACGACCGCTTCTGCTCGCCGGGCTTCGTCCGCGACCTGAAGGCCGCGGTGGGCCCGGGCGAGGACGCCGACATGGTCATCTTCCGCATGGAGCACGGTGCCGGACCGCTCCCTCCGGACGACAAGTGGAGGATCCGTGCCGTTGAGCCCGGCTGCATCGCCGGGCAGAACGTCATCGTCAAGCGTGCCATTTATGCCGAGGCCTCGCGCGAATGGCTGCGCCCGATCTACGAGGCTGATTTTTATTACATCAAGGCCGCCCTTGCGCTGAGCCGAAAGGTCGTCTGGTGGGACTACGTGGGGATAGCGAGCCAGGGGATGGACGGCTGCAGCGCTGGGAGGCCGGAAAGCCTCATCGAGCTGAAACCAGAGGTCGAGAGATGACCATGCGCCCGGTCAAGCACGACGCCTGCCGCGTCTGCGGCTCGAGCCCGCTGACGCCCGTCGTCGATCTCGGCCCGCAGTACCTCCAGGGGTCGTTCGTGAAGCCGGGAAGGAAGCGGCCGTCATCCCGGCGGATACCGACGTCGCTCGTGCGCTGCGACTCGCGGCGGGATCCGGGGGCCTGCGGACTGCTCCAGTCCGAGTATACCGTCCCTCCGGAGGCGCTCTATGCGACCTACTGGTATCGATCCGGCACGAACAGGACGATGCGGCTACACCTCGCCCTCCTCGTCGGAAAGGCGCTCGAGCTAATCGGCGACAGGCGCGCGGCCCGCGTTCTGGACATAGGCTGCAACGACGGCACGCTTCTCCATTACTACCCGAAACGGTTCAAGCGATTCGGCGTCGACCCGTGCGATATCGCCGGTGAGGTCAAGTCATCAGCCACTATCGTCCGCGACTTCTTCCCCTCGGAGGAGCTTGATAGGCTGACGGGCGGCCAGCCGTTCGACGTCATCACCTCCATCGCCATGTTCTACGACCTCGAGGATCCGGTCGCCTTCGCCAAGGCGGTCAGGCGGTCGCTGGCCGACGACGGCGTCTGGCTGTTCGAGGTCTCCTACATGCCGACCATGCTCGCGAACACCGGCTACGACACGATCTGCCACGAGCACATCGAGTACTACAGCCTCGCCGTCATCGAGAATATCCTGGCCCGCACGGGGATGAAGGTGGTCGCGGCCGAGCTCAACGACACGAATGGAGGCAGCCTGTTCTGCGCGGCGACGCGTTATGGGAACTCCTCGCATGACCGGCCCGAACGCCAGTCGGCCATCTGCCGGCTGCGGAAGAGAGAACTCGGTCTCCGGCTCGACACGGCTGCGCCCTACAGCGCTTTCCGGCGACGGGTTCACGCCCACCGGACGAAGCTCCGGCGGCTCCTGGAGCGGCTGAAGGCGCGGGGCGCGACGATCCACGCCTACGGCGCCTCGACCAAGGGAAACACGCTCCTGCAGTGGTGCGGCATCGACCGTACGATCGTCGACTGCGCGGCCGACCGAAACCCCGAGAAGTGGGGCGCCCGGACGCTCGGCTCCGGCATCCCCATCGTCAGCGAGAAACGCTCGCGGGCCCTGGCGCCAGACTACTACCTGATCCTGCCCTGGCACTTCAAGCGGGAGTTCCTGGAGCGCGAGCGCGCCGCGCTCGAGGCCGGCACCGGCTTCATCTTTCCCCTCCCGGAAATCGACGTGGTCCGGGCGGGCGGCCGCCACCGGCGGCGGGAGAAACTCGCCGGCAATTCTATCAGGGGGTAAAAAATGACACCGAATTTTTCGGGAATCGACGAAGGCTTGGCCGTCATGGTGGACATCACCGACTCCATGTTCGACGGTATCCGGGCTGAACTCATGAGGTGCCTGAAAAACGGGAAGTTCCGGGATTCGCTGTACAAATTCCTGCACCTTCCGCCCGTCACGCAGAACGTGCCGCTCCACTACTGCCGGACGCACGGCAGACTGGAAAACGGGATGCGCCGCTTCTGGGCCGCCAATGAGCTCGCCAGGCCGGCGCTGCCGGTCGAGGTCTGGGACTGCTGCCTCTCCGAGGTCGACGCCAGGCGCAAGGCGAAGGCCGTTAGGACGGCATGGAAGGCGCAGCCAAAAATGGAGAAAAAGGCCCAGGGTGAGCCGGACGGCCAGGGCATGGGGAAACCTACGGAAAGCGAGCCCAGGCGCCCCTAAACGCGCCTGGCGCATATTGGGGGCATATCCAGGAGGCAATCATGGCTCAAGGGCTTGAACGGAGCGGGCTGGTGATGGTTTTCGGGGCCTGGGACGATCTCGGCCCTAGCGACGTGGAGTTTCTGGAGCGGGCGCGGACGTTCGGCACGCGGCTCGCCGTCGGCGTCCTGGCGAACGACCTCTGTGGGGCGAAGCATCCGCTTGCAGCGCGCATGGTCGTGCTCTCGGCACTGCGCGCGGTCGACCAGGTGGTGCCGGTCTGGTCGGCGGATTTCGATTCGTACTTGGAGGCGCACGAGGCCGGCGTAGTCGTTGTGAGCCTGGTCGACGCCGCGCTTGACGGCTACAAGAAGGCGCTGGCCTACGCGGAGATCGAGGGCCTGCTGGCCGTTGTACTGCCGGGCCTCCCGTTGTGACGACCATAAGCGGCGCGTACGGCTTGACATCGAAGGCGATTGCGCATATTACTTCTATCAGGGCCGCACAAGCGGGCGCGGCAGCCGGGTGGACAGAGAGGAACATGAACGCCCTGGCCGCTGCCCGCACTTCAAACAGCTACATCTCCATCAATCATCAATCCGCCGACCGGCGGAAAAAATAGGCGACGACTATGCCAGGTTATCCGTGGTTCGATCCGAAAAAATATAAGGGCGAGAAGGGCGATCCCATCAGCATTCCGCCCGAGGGGTTCTGCAAAATTGAGAACCTCTACGTCGACCCCAATACCGGAAAGCTCGTCGTCGTCTTCGACGACAAGCCCATTGAAAAATAGGAGGACACCATGGCCATGCAATCCATGACTCTCGACCCGAACGCGGGGGATTATAGCCCCGATGAGATTGTCGCGATGGTCAACGCCGCCTCGGCCCAGATTACCAGAACCGACTCCGTTGCGCCCGCGGCCAGGCCGCTCGGCTCGAAGGAGGTCGCCGCCGCGAACATCGCCGACGGGACCGTCACGAACGCCCAGGTCGCGGCCGGCGCCGCGAAAGCGAACCTCGACGCGATGACCGACGTGACTCGGGGCTACATCAAGACGGCCCCGGTGACCGGCCAGTTTAAGGTCATCAGCATCGAACGCGACGCGACCGGCAAACTGAAGAGCGACTACGACGACGTCGCCGTCACCTAGGCGAGCATGGCCCTCCAAGCCGAGACGCTCGCCCATGCCGCGCTCGTAGGCGGCGGGCAGACCGCTCTGCACGGGCACGCCGGAGATGGGTCGACGCCTGACGTCCACTACTTCCGGCACGCGGGACTGACGACTTACGAGACGTGGTTCACGTCGCCGAAGGCGGGGACGGCCTTGGCCGGGTCGGCGCTCACGGCGAACCGCCTCTACGCCATGCCGTTCGTCTGCCCGAAGGGCTGCACGGCAGACCAGATCGCGGTCTACGTCTCGACGCTCCTGGCCGGGGCCGCGAGGCTCGGCATCTACGCCGACAACGGCAACTGCTATCCGGGCTCGCGCGTCATCGACGCCGGGACGATCGACACCGGCACGGCGGGGGCGAAGAAGCTGACCATCTCGCAGGCGCTCGCCGCGGGAAGCCTCTACTGGCTCGTCTACGTCGGCAATGCGGCGGCCTCCATCTACTGCATCCCGGTCGCCGGCGTCGTCAACGTGCTCGGCCACTCGAGCGCCCTGGGGACGGCCCAGAATGCCGGGCTCTATGCGGCCTTCACCTACGCCGCGCTGCCCGGGACGTTCCCGGCCTCGCCGACGATGATAACGGCCGCGCCGATCCCGGCGATCTTTCTGAGGCTCTCGAGCTGATGAGCTACGCCTCGCTCCTCATCCACAAGTGCACCCGCATCCGGCGGACGCCCATCGACAAATGGGGCAACTACGCAGAGACGGCGACGCCGGATATCGCCTGCCGCATCGAGCACGGAACGCGCATGGTGCGCGACTTCAAGGGCGAGGAGGTGCTGTCCTCGGCGCGGATATTCTTTCTCTCCAGCGAGGACCTCGAGCCGACCGACCGGCTGCGCTTCCAGGACGGCAATGACACGCGCAACCACGGCATCCTGCGCATCGAGCGGCAGTCGGACTCGGCGAATCTTCATCACATCGAGGTCAGCGTCGATTGATGGGCGTCAAAGGCGGGCTCGAGATGAATACGGCGGACTTCGATATCCGCTTCCCCGCCGTGCGCAAGGAGATCCAAGGGCTCACGGGCCGGGCCGCGATGAGGGTCGGCTCCATCGTCATCCGCGATTCCATCAAGGAAGAGCCGCGCGCGCCGCACCTCACGGGCGCGCTCAAGCGGAGCAAAGCCATCCTCAAGTGGCAGGATGACGAGCGGGCGACCGAGGTGAGGGTCGGTTTCCAGATCGAGTACGCCGCTTACCAGCACGAAGGGCTCAGCATGGCGGGCGTCCCGCTGAAGTACAAGAAGCCAGGCTCCGGGGCGAAGTTCATGTCGACTAAGCTGGTCCGGAACGCCGACAGGTACCGCCGCTACATGGCCGACTTTATCGCGACGAAGGGGACGGCCACGCCGCCCGGCGGGACGGAGGACTGACGATGCCCCTCCAGGAGATCGCCCAGTACATCGAAAACAGCACGGCCTGGATGCTCGGCGTCAACATGTTCGCTGGCTTCCTTCCCGAGAAGCTCCAGGGCGGAGGCCCGCCGCCGGAGCGCTGCGTCGTGCTGCTCGAGCGGACGCCGGGCGCCGTCGTCGGCGAGCTCCCCGACCGCATCGATAAGGAAGTCCAGGTCTGGAACCGGGCGGGCTCGGTCGGCGGAATCTGGGGCTACTGGACGGCCCGCGACGACGCCTACGGCATCTACTGGTTGCTTCATGGTGACGCCGGGCGCCATCTTCCGATCCTCACGAGCAGCGAGGAATACTTCTGCGGCTCCATCACGGCCGTCGCCACGCCGGCGCCGATCGCGTCGCCGAACGAGCGGGGCCTCTTCGAGTTCTCAACGAACTACATCTTCAAGATATTGCGGCCGAACTTCACGTGGAGGTTCGGGCCGTAAGCGCATAGGCGCAAGGAGGAAAAAATGCCTATGTTCCCCTTCCACGACATCACGCCCGCGTCGATGATCTACGACTACGGCGTATTCTCGGGCGCCGCGAATCTGGAGTTGGCGCCCTACCTGGGATCCATCGACTTCAAGGCCCAGCGGAACACGGCCAAGGTCTTCGAGGAATGGTACGGCGACGCGGCCGTCGACGAGGTCCACACCGGAATGGTCGTCGAGGCCTCTATCCCCATGGTGCGCTCGACGCTGGCCCAGCTCGCCGCCGTGACTCCCGGCGCGGTGCTCATCGGCAACGTGCTGACCGTCTCGAACAAGTGCGGCTCGGCGATGTACGCCGATGCCGTCCAACTCGCTATCCGGCCGGTAGTCGACCTGGTGCCGTCGCCCACGCACGCCGAGTGGATCCTCATCTACAAGGTGTATCCGGTCGTCGCCGCCGAGCTCAAGTACAGCCGTTCTGACCAGAGGGTCTACCTCGTGAAGTTCGCCATCTTCCCGAACCAGGACTCCGGCCACGAGGGCGAGTTCTACCAGATCGGGTTGGTCTAACATGAGCGAAGAAAAGCTCGGCAAGATTATTATCATCCCGCCGGCGCACCCGCTAGTGGAGTTCGAATTCCGCGGCAAGATTTACCGCGCAGAGCGGATGACGCGGGCGAGGGCCGTGGAGTACCAGGCGTTAGCCGAGAGGATGAGGGCCGGGGAGGTGACGGCCGTATTCGACGCCGCCGCCTTCCTCCTGGCCGGCGAGGGGCAGGAGGTCCCGGCCGACATGGTTCTGGAGGAGGCCCAGGCGCTCATCGAGCAGGTCAGCATACGGCTTTTCCGCTTCGGCGGAGGGGCGACGGGAGAGGGAAAAAAAGGCTCGGGGCCTGGGCCGACCGGCTCTCCCGCATAGCGCGGAACTTCCCGGGGTGCTTCCGGGCCCAGGACCTGGAGGCGATGGACCTGCGGGACATCGACCTCCTGGACCTCGTGGCGCAGCGCAACGAGGCGCAGGCCCAGCTGCTCGTGACGACGGTGCCGAGGACTGCCAACGCCTCGACGCAGGAGTTCTCGGAGTTCGCCGACCCGCTGCGCATGGAGATACAGCTTCTCGGGGCTGAGCTCGCTGGTGAGTTCGACCCGGCAGCGCTGAGGGGCAAGGGAGAATAGAACGATGGACATGGGCGGCTTCTTCGCCGGCTCCATCTTCACGAAGCTGGTGCTGGACAAGTCCGGCTGGAACTCCGCGATGGCGGAGACGAAGACGCAGGCCGACGGCATGGCCAAGGGTCCGCTCGCTGGCCTGGGCACGGCCTTCGGCGGGGTCGGGACGATGGCCGCCGGGGCCGGCCTGGCCATCGTCGGGGCCATGGCCGCCGCCGTCAAGCAGACGGCCGACTACGGCGACAAGCTCTGGGAGCTGCACCTCAAGACGGGCGTCTCCGTCGAGACGCTTTCCGGCCTCAAGCTGGCCGCCGAGGAAAGCGGCACGTCGATTGATGGCCTGGCAACCGGCTTCAAGAAGCTCGGGATGGGGATGGACGACGCCCAGAAGGGGACGGGTAAGGCGGGCGACGCGTTCCGGGCACTCAAGATAGACATCAAGGACAGCCAGGGCGGCCTCCGCGACATGGACGATGTCATGCTCGACGTCGCCGACCGTTTCTCGAAGATGGAGGATGGCGCAGGGAAGGTCGCGCTGGCCATCGACCTCTTCGGGAGGAGCGGCATGGAGCTCATCCCGTTCCTCAACGAGGGGCGCGACGGCCTCGAGAAGCTGACCGCCAAGGCCAAGGAGCTCGGCCTGGTCATCGACGAAGAGACGGCCGCAGCCGGCGACAAATTCAACGACACGCTCACGGAGCTGAAGGGGGCCGTACAGGGCGTGACGATGGAGCTCGGCAAGGCGCTCATGCCGCTCTTCACGGCCGTCGCCGAGAAGCTCGTCGACGTCGTGGCCGGGGTCCGCAAGTGGCTTGAGCAGAACCCCTGGCTCATCGAGAGCGTCAAGGAGCTCGCCGGGCAGGTTTTCACGCTGGCCGAGAACCTCATCAAGCTCTCCGCGAACGCCCTCATGCTCATCTCCCAGTTGCCGGACCTCCTCAAGGAGTTAACCGGCCTGGACATCAAGATGACCGACCTCACGGCCGGAGGGCTCCCGTTCCTGAACTTCCTGCTCGACGGCGCGAGCGACGCCGACAAAATGGGCGCCTCCGTAAGGCTCATGGCCGGCGATTGTTCGCAGGCCGGTTTGGCGATGGGCGGAGCAGGCGAAGCCGGGACCGCACTCTGGAAATCTATATCCGATACCCTGACGCCGCTGATCCTGACGACGAAGCAAATGGAGGGCTATGAGCAAATTCTAAGAACACTAATCGGGACCACGAAGAAGTTTCTCGTCGACCTCCCGATCGAGATAGAGGGCCTGACCGATCTGGAGGCGATGGCCAAGAAGCTCGGCCTCACGCTCCGTACCGACGTCAACACGCAGATCAAAGAGGCGGAGGACGCGCTAGTCGCGCTGCATAAGGCACACCAGGACACGCCGGCCGCCGTCCAGGCACTCACGGAAAAGATTCTGAAGCTCAAAACCATGCTGGTCGACACGAACGACCCGATGGTAGCTATGTCGCTCCACCTCGATGAGCTCAAGCTGCGCTGGGCGAAATACGGATCGGAGCTTCCGGCCAAGGAACAATACGACCTGAATGAGCAGATAAAAAACGCCGAATTCGCGATGATGGGGATGAGCCGGGAGACGCTGACACTCAGCTCGCAATATCTCCCGGACCTGACGCATGAATTCAGTTCGGAGGCGGTCGTCATCAAGACCTGGTATGACGAGGTCACGCGCGCTACCACCAAGATAAAAGAAATCCCGGACTTGCTTCTGGAGGGGCGGAAAGCGGCTTGGGAATTTACCCACGTTCCGCTCGATGGCTACCTGCGCGATGTAGGCGATGCGGCAGGCGGGAGCCGCGATGAGATGGCCGACCTCATCGCCATAATGGAAGAGGCGTTCACTTTTGATGATGCGGCAAGAATCAAGACGATAACGACACTCCTTCAGGATTACGGCGACACTATGCCGATCCGCCAGCAGCAGGCGCTCCGGGAGGAGATGGCGATGCTGAAGCTGGGCGACTATGCCCAGGAATGGATGAACCTCCGCGATAACGTTGCCGGATCGATTGGCGGGATCGCATCAGACTGTCTTGCCCTGCCGACGAGTGTAAAGAATAGCCTGGATTCGCTCCCGCCGCTTATCGGAAAATCCATCGAGGGCATCTATGACGCCTTCAAGACGATGGTTGGCGAACTGATTACGAAGTGGGTGAAGAATTTCTTGCTCGACGCTCTTGTCGGCCAAACGGCGAGCGCCGCGGCCAAGGCCACAAAGAGCCTGGTCGGCATCGGCGAGACGGTCATGAAGACGACGGGCGATGTCGCGGGAGGCGCGGCGAAGGTCGCCACCGGGGCCATCGCCGGCGCCGCGACGAGCGTGGTTAACACGATTTCCGGCGTTGTGACGGCCGTTGCTTCTGTCTTGGCTCTATTCAAAAAGGATAGCAATACGGACATCACCTACTGGCTGAAATTCATTACCGATTCCTCCCGCCAAACCGCCGACTGGCTGAGAATTTCTTATATGGGCTACGTCGAGTCATGGGACGGCGTCTTCGAATCCATCCGTTATTGCGTCTACGAGCTCCACGGCCGGCTCGTCGAGACGCGGGATGCCGTCTCCTACTGGGGCCAGGCGATCGTCGACGCCATCAAGGGCGTCACGCACATGCAGGGCGGCGGCTACGTGCCGCGCACGATGCTGGCCGTAGTCCACGCCGGCGAGAGGGTGCTGCCGGCGTCGCCGATTCTCGGGTCGCACTTCGCCTCGTCCTCGCCGGCCTCCGCGCAGGAGCAGCGGCCCATCCAAATCTTTTTCGAGGGCGAGCCGCTCGACCTCAAACTCAGCGGCGGTATCCGCCGAGCGTTAGTTCGCCTGACCCCGCAGCTCTCTAAAAACGAACAAGTCCTGTTCCATGCCCGGTCATGGGGGCGGAGGTTCTGACTATGGGACACACGCGCTTCTTCTACGATAACGCCTGGCCGCTCTGCGCGCTGACGGCCTCGGACGAGGCGTTCGGCTGGCCGGTCGAGAATACGCAGCACCGCTGGACGTCACGCACTTGGCGGACGACGGGCGCCGCGGCGATTGCCTGGGCGGAGGGCGACGTCTCGGGCGCGCTGCCTGCCGGCCTGCTCCCCCAGGCGCTCATCGTCTGGTACGCGAACGTCTCGGCCGCCGCCGTCCTCACCCTCGCCTCCTACAATGCGGGCCACGCGCTCCAGTGGTCGCAGGGCGTGCCGCTCGGCTCGAACCCGAACGCGCTCATCTACGCGGCGCTCGCCCCACCCTCGGCGCAGCCCGTCTGGCGCCTGACCATCGACGAGGCGGCTGCCCCGTCCGGCTGGGCCTACCACGACGTCGGCAAGCTGTTCCTCGGATCGTGCTTCCAGCCGGCGCGCGACTTCGCGCCCGGCCGCGGGCGCCTCCCGCAAGACCCGACCGTCCGCAAGTACTCGGAGGGCGGGCAGATCTCGACCGTCCGGCGGCAGAAGTACCAGACGCGCAACTACAAGTTCATGGCCGTCGACGGCCCGGACGCGGACCTCTTCGAGGCGTTCTACGAGGCCGTCGGCCTGGGCGGCCGCTTCTGGTTCTGCGAGGACTACCGCGAGCCGTCGCCGCGCAACTTCTTCTACTGCCAGCTCAACCGCTACGAATGGGGCCACTTCGCCGGCCACGGCCGGCTCGACATCGAGCACCGCGAGAAGTGGGACCTCTCCATAGACATCGAGACGCTGAGGTGAGGCCGTGACGTTCGAGGAATTCGCCGCGCTCCCCGACGCCGAGAAGCTCCTCGTCGTCGAGTTCCAGCCGCGCAAGGAGCTGGAGCGCGAGGCCTGGACGCAGGAATACCGGCCGTGGCTCACGGGATGGGCCTATCGGAAGCGCATCCTCGTCCAGAACGCCTATGTCATCGCCGACCTCACCGACTTCCCGCTCTACGTGCCGATCAAGGCAGACGCCGACATCGGCGCCCTCGCGCTCGCCTCCGGCTTCGACATCCGCTTCACGGAGGCCGACGGCAAGACGCTGCTCAAGTACGAGCGCGAGGCCTGGGCCGTCGCCGGCGGCCTGGCCACGGCCGACTTCTGGACTAAGGTGCCGACGATCCTGATGGCCGGCGGCACGTACATCTACGTCTATTTCGGCAAGGCCGGGGCGCCGGACGGCGCCGACGTGCCGAACACCTGGGAGGCGAATTTCCACGCCGTCTTCCACCTCAAGGACGACCCGAACACCTCGACTGTTCAGGACAGCACAGCGAATAACTTGGACGGCACGAAGAAGGGCGCCAACGAGCCGCTGGAGGTGAACGCCGTCGTCGCTAAGGGCCAGGACTTCGACGGCGCGGACGACTATATCAACACACCCGCGACGACCTTGCCTGCAAACATAACATTCGAGACTTTCGCGAAACCGGATAGCTTCCTCCCCTATGGTCATGGACTTATCTCGAATTGGAAATATAATGCGCCAGCGAATGGCCTCTGCTTTCGAATAACCGGGACGCATCAAGTCAGCATCGCCTGGGGGACAGGGGCCGGAGTCGGCGTCGGCTATAATTTTACAACGTCGGCGACCTTTATCGTGGGAAACATATACCACGTTGCCGTCGCCTACGATGGAACGAATCTTAAGCTCTATGTTAATGGCGAATATGAGGGGCAGCGCGCGATTACCATAGCCCAGGTCAGTAGCATTCTGACTTTAGGTCGGTATCAATGGAACTCCGCCGCTGGGACTAACTATGACGGGGTCATGGACGAGGCGCGGGTCTCCGTGACCGATCGCCCGCCCGAGTACTTCAAGTTCGAGTACCGCAACATCACCGAGCCGGACAACGAGCTCGAATGGGGCACGCTGGAGTCGAACCCTTCGCTCGACGACACCTGCGCCTACTCACTCTCCTGGCCGATCTGGGGCGAGATCGTGCGCGTCACCGAGGACTGCGCCGACTATGACCGGAAAACCTCCGTCGAGGAAGTCCAAAACGCCCTGTCTTCATTCTTCTTCGACTGCTCGGGGCCGACGCTCTACGTCCACACCTCGGGCAACGATCTCCCGTCTGCGCAGGACAGCAATGGCTATCTCTACCTCATCCTGGGATTCTTCTGGCTGCCGCTCGTGAACTATCAGCCGGCCATGCCGTCGGCCGCGACGCCCGTCGTCGCCTTCACGCCGCAGGACTGCCTCTGCGGGCCGGTCTACTACCTGCCCTACCTGCCGGCGAACGCCATCGGCTCCATCCGCCAGGCCGTCGGCGAGTACCACGTCGGCGATATCCCGACCTTCGACACCGATATCGTCGCGAACAACGACGGCTTCTGGTACAAGGTGCGCAACGAACTCTACCTGGAGAACGCCCGCGTCGAGGCGAAGGTCGGCGCCATCGGCTCCGCCTACAATGAGCTGGCCGTCGTCTTCTCGGGCCTCGTGCGGCGCAAGGAGTACGGCGACGAGGAGGCGACGTTCAACTGCAAGGACAACCGCCAGGGCAAGTTCAAGATGCTGCCGCTGACGCGCTTCTCGTCCCTCGTCTACGCGAACCTTGACCCGAACGCCGAGGGCTGGCCTATCCCGATCCCGTTCGGCCTCTGCTATAACTGCAACCCGACCTGTATCGACACCGCGGCGCACAAGTACAAGCCCTCCGCCTACGCCATCGACGCCATCACGGCCGTCCGCAAGGGCTCGACGACGCTCGTGCTGGGCGTCGACTACACGGTCGACCTGCCGAACGGCGAGTTCACGCTCCTGGCCGACCCGCTCGACGAGCTCGTCACCTGCGACCTGCGCGGCATAAAAATCGACCAGGTAACGGGCCTCTATTCGGCCAACGTCTCCGACTTCCTGTGGCACACGATGACGGCGCTCTGGGGCATCGATCCCGGCCTGCTCGACCCTCCGGCGTTCCTCGCGTTCAAGGCCGTCCGCACGCAGACCTGCGGATGGTGGATGAAGGACGCGACGGAGGGCATCGAGTGGCTGCGGATGCTGATAATCTCCTGCCTGTTCCACCTCCTCCCCGACCTGCAGAACAAGTTCACCGTAACATATTACCAGGCCGGCATCGACAGCTCGACGCGCACCTTTTTCGCCGATGAATTCGATCGTGACCAGCCCCCCAGGCGTGTTACTGACACCGAGCGTATCCGCCAGATGGTCGTGCTCAACTACCGCTTCAACCCGGCCGCCGCCTCCGGCGTAGCGGCATGGCGCTCGGTCACCTCACCGGCATGGAAGACGATCTGCCGCTTCGACGAGACGGAGTCCGTAACGCTGAACACCGTGCTCATCGTCGAATCCGAGGCCCAGGCCACGGCCGACCTGCACGAGGCGCTGCTGATGTTTCCGGGCGACTACGCGGTCGGCGCGCTCAACGCGCGGGCGCTCGACATGCTGCCGACCGAGAAGATCATCCTCGACAAGTCGGTCGTGATGGAGACCGGCGAGCTGGTCAAGGTCTTCGACCTCGAGGCGTTCCGGCTCTTCGAGCTCGACAAGGATCTGGAGAGCTGCAAGGTCGGTTTCGTCGGGCTGAACGACGCCCAGGCGGCCGGCTCCTTCCACGCCGACACGCCGCACTCCGACCACACTGATGGGAGCCACGACGACGGCCCCCATTCGGATAGCCCATACGAGGATTACACGGACCATGGAGACGTGCTGCACGTTGACCATGGCGACGGGCTACATACCGACACGCCGCACTCCGACCACGACGACCATGGCGATCACTTCGATGAGGCGTACGACGACTGGACCTGGCCTCACGGAGACACGCCTCACGGCGATGGATCTTCGTGGCTACATACCGACACGCCGCACTCCGACCACGACGACCATGGCGACGTCCCGTATATCGACGCCACGCACTCCGACCACTCCGACTGGTGGCACGAGGATTCCCCGCACGGGGACGTGGATTATTAAGGGGCGGGCCGGATCATCCGGCGATTTTGATGGTGAGATAGATCACGTATCCGCGGCCTACCAGGGCCCCGATGAGCACCATCGAGCCCAGCGGCCGGAGGCCGATTCCGTCCAGAATATAGGAGCCGAGAATCAGGGCCCCGGTGGTGGCGATCATGTAGAACGGGGCCGCCCAGGGGCAGTTGTCGAATATGTATTTCGCGGCCGGGTTCGCCTCGTCGATCCGCCCGGCCCTGTAGTTGGAGAGGCCGAGCGCCATGTCGATCGTTCCCGCGACCACGTTGGCGGCGGCCAGGGAGAAAAAGACGAGGTCCGGCTTTTTCCCATTATCAGCCATCGCCGTTCCGGCCAGGCCGGCCAGGAGGACTAGCGCCGTTAGCGTCTTTTTCATCTCAATCTCCTTACATATACAATATAAAAGAAAAGCAAAGGTTTGTCAAGATTTTTCTTGACAGCCGTTTCCAGGCCGTCCTAGAATTGGGGCGAATGGTCAGTATCAAATCCCTCAGGTGCCAGGCCGGGTGCGCCAACTGCTACGAGCGCCGCATCCGCCGGGCCCGCGGCGCGGACCGCGAACCGGACGTCGCGAAACTCGTCGAGGTCGTCAAGGCCTGGCCTAAAATCGAGGGCTCGACCTCGGCGCCCTACCTCCACGGCGGCGAGCCGCTCCTGTTCTCCGACTCGGAGCTCGAGCGGCTGTTCGAGGCGGCCGTCGAGCGGTTCGGCCACGTCGGCGTCCAGACGAACGGCATCGCCATCACCGGCGCGAGGATCGCGCTGTTCAAGAAGTGGAAGGTGGACGTCGGCGTCTCGCTCGACGGCGACACGCCGGAACTCAACCGCGGCCGCTGGGACGCGCCGGGCATGGCGGCGGAGGATGCCGAGCGTGGCACGCGCCGGGTCGTAAGGAACATCAAGGACCTCATCGAGGCCGGCGTCCCCGTGAGCCTGATGTCGACGCTTTGGAACTACAACGCCCGCGGAGAAGCCCTGAGCGAATTTATCGAATTCGTCCTGGGGATGTACGCGCTCGGTATCCGTCACCACACCTTCCACGCCGGCACGGCCTACGAGCTCCCGGAGGCAGAGCTGTCGATGAAAGACCTCGGCCTGGCCTTCCGCCACCTGACCGAGGTCTGCTTCCAGGAGCCTGGCCGAGACTGGCGGCCGTTCCGCGACGTGGTCGACCTCATGCTCGGCGCCCGGGAGGCGGTCTGCGTGTTCAACGGCTGCGATCCCTGGCGCACCTCGAGCGAGGAGCCGGCCTTCGAAGACGGCTCCATCGGCTGCTGCCTGCGGGCCGGGGCGTCCGTGGACGGCATCGTCGCGCTCCGGGCCGACGCTTTCCAGGACACGCGCTCCATCTTCCTCCCGCAGCTCGCCCAGGATCTCGGCGGCTGCAAGGGCTGTCGGTTTTGGCCCGTCTGCCGCGGCAACTGTCCCGGCTCGGCCATCGGCGGCGACTGGCGCCTGCGGACGCGGCACTGCGAGGCCTGGAAGTCGCTCTATGAGGACGTCGAGCGCCGGCTGCGCGGCCTCTTCCCGAACGCCGTGCTGGCCCAGGACTACGACTCGCGGCCCGGCATCGACCTCCTCATCCGTTCCGTCGCCGGAAGCGCCTCGTCGCGCTGCAAGGCCGTCTCCATCGAGCGCCTGAAGGAGATGGAGAAGAAAGCCGGCGTCGCCCAGGCCGCCGCGGATGCCTCCGGCCACGGGGACCGCGGCCACGGCGACTCGGACGATCCGGCCTGGCGCGCGGCCAACCCCGGCTGGGAGAAGCAGGCGGGAACGCGGCGATGAGCCTCATCCCGGGCCTCAAGGTGCCGGCCTTCTCGCGGCTGGCCTGGGTGTCGTCCGCCGCCCGGGCCGCCTGGGAGCCGACTATCGCCCGCGCCTCAACGCTCGTCAACGAACTCGAGGTGCTTTCCGTCCTGGCCGGCCACCGGCCGTGCGCCTGGCAGCAGATCCCGGAGAAGGATTTCCTGTTCACGCTCGCGAAGCTCATGGCGATGGGCCTCCTCGTGCTGCCGGTCAAGAAGGTCGGCGCGTCGCCGGCCGGCTTCGCGCACTACCACGAGGCACCCCGCAACGACGGGACAGACAACGTCTGCTTCATCGTCGCCAAGCGCTTCGAGGACGCCGTCGGATACCGTCTGGCCTTCGAGGCCGGCGACCACGAGAAGCAGGGCCACTACCTCGGCTTCCCGCCCTGCTGCACGAAGTTCTTCTCCGAGTGGTGGACGAAGGGCTATATCGACCCTATCTGGCAGGCGGCCGAGAACTCGGGAGGCGCCGATAGCTTCTGCATCCAGGATATTCCGAACTGCGACCGCGTGAGGGTCAAGAAGCATCCCTGGTCGAACCCGATGCTCCGCTATGCCGGCGTCCGGGTCTGCTTCCACATCCCCTGCTCGTTCTCCTGCGCGGCGACGATCGCGGAGGCCGAGCGGCGCGTGGGGCTGGCCGAGGACAAGGGCCCGCTCCAGGCGTTCGAGCGGCTGCTGCGGATGCCGATGTCCTGGGACGTGCTGGCCGGCACGGCCGTCGTGCGGACGCCGCTCTTCTACATCATCACCTCGTCGGTCGCCGAGGACCGCCGGCTGGTCGTCGAGGCCGAGGGCGACTTCATACCGGAGGAGGCCGCCGCGGGGCTCGTCTTTCCATTCAGGCGCAAGTAATCAAAAAAACAGGAAGTAAAGAATGAAAAAATCCGTCCTGACGCTCGTTCTCATCCTGGCTTTCCTGGCCGCCGCCTGTCCGCCGCCGACGCACTACGTCTGGGTCGACATCTGCTCCGTTTCTGGCCTGTTGCCGACGAAGTGGTGCCCGGAGGTCGTCAACCGCCAGTTCACGCTCGGTCAGCAGCCGACGATCCCATGCCAGCTACACAAGGAGCCGACGGTCCGGGTCTGCGACGAAACGGGCCGGACTGCGGCCGTCTCCTGTCCGGCGACGCATGAAGTCCCGGTCTCCGAGCGGCCGACCTTCTATTGCATGAGACATGCCCGCAACGCCCTGGTCCGGCCGTGGCTCATCCTCGGCTGGCTCGACGGACAGAGCAAGGTCCAGCGTATGACTGATGAGGAGCTGGATTCGGCCTGCCGGCGCATCGGCGAGGCCGGCGTGCGGTGGGTCAGGATATTCTACCCAGGATGGGAGGATGGCCAGGAGTGCATCCTTCCGTATGTCAAAAACGCGGATGGGAAATTCGACCTCACGAAGCCAAACTACGCCTACGACACGAACCTCCAGAGGCTAGCCCTGGCGCTCCAGAAATACGAGGTCGGCCTGCTCATCGACATGGCCGACCAGTGCGGATGGGGGGACTCCTGGGACTGCTGGCGCGTGAACGCCAATGCCATTTATGGCTGGCAGGAAACGACGCCCGAGGCGCTGCGCTTCTGGCGGCTCGCTGTCGAACGCGTCCTGAACGACATCGGCGGCATCGAGGGCAACCACATCGGCCTGGGCAATGAGCTCCGCCACATCGCCGACGGTGACCTCGTCGGCTCGTGCGAGTGGGCCCTGGAATGGGCCGGTCACCAAAGAGTCGACTATCTCGTGAGCCTAGGGATGCCGAGGCCGGTCACGTTCTCCGGCTGCTGCAACACGGCACATAAAATTATCGGCTGCGTCTCCTCGGAGGACGGCTATTACCCGGACAACTTCTTCGTCTGCCAGGTCCTTCACGGCATCGGCTGGACGGGGCAGACAGTCGAGGGCAAAACGGTAGACGAATGGCTCGACGGCATCTCCGTCACGCGGCCGTTCGGCTACTCGAATGACGGAACGAATGTGCCGAAGGAGGTCGCCGGCACGTGCGACCAGATGAACGGATGCTCAGCGAACACCGCCGAGCAGATTGCGCTCATTCGTTTGTTCGAGCGGCATATCGATGAGGGACGGTTCCGAGTCATCGAATACATGCCCCGCGAGATAGCCTTCGACGAGGGCTTGGACAAGGTGAAGCAGGTCTCGCTCGACATGTTCTGGCAGACCGGGCTCCAAGTCTTCGGTGTCGACCCACGCCGAACCTTCTAGGCCAGCCCGGCGCCGTCCTTTCCATTCATCCGGCCAAAAGGCCAAATAATCGCCCATTCCGTCCCTGCACGGGGCGATTTATTTTCAAAATACCCGTAAATCCAGCATTTTAAGCTATTTACAAGGCCAAAAATAGCTAAAATAATTTGACATTCCTTTGATTTTCTTTTATATTGTATATGGAGCTAATGAGATGAGAGACCGAAGCAGCCATTTGAAAGGTCAGCCGGTCGATCATCTAGCCTCCGCCGCCGTGAGCGGCGCGACTGCTCTTTGAAACAATAGACCGGGCGCAAGCCCTCTCTGACGCCGGCCGCACGAGCGACCGCAAAGGCATACCAGCACCAAGGCCGGCGGCGAAAGAAAATCCCCGAAAGCCTCCACACCCTAGCCGAGTGATGGAGAGCGAGCCCTGACACGGCGCGTAGGGGAAATAAGAACCTCTCAAAGTGAATCTCCCTAACAAGAGGCAAGGGCGGGGCCGGGCGCAAGTCCGGCTCCTCCTGCGCTGAAATTCCGACAAAGTCGAAACCGCAAAGGTCCGGCTGGGACGACGACCTGGCCGCCGATGACTGATAAGTCGCCGGAAATTAAACGGGAGGTTTCATATGAATCTTTATTCTGAACAAGGCAAAAATCTAAACAAGAACATGGGCGCGAGAACGCTGGTGCTGGTTTCATACCAGGGACGTCCGGTTTGGATGCTGGTCAAGGCCCGGGAAATTGCCAAGGCCGAAAAAGAAGTCAAGGCAATTCTCGAGGCGAACGGCTACAAGGGACGCGTCAAAGTTCTCTTGGCAGACTTCACCTAATGCCGAAACCGGGCACGGACCCGGTCGGTCGGGGACGACAACCCCGGCCCTGACGAGGCAAGTCAGAATTCACGGGGAGGTTCATCATGACAAGGACAACGTGGATCGAGCACATGGAGCGGACGACCGGCCTGAAGCGGCCGTCCCTGGGCGGAGACACCGAGGAGTGGTCCAGGGCGCGGAAGAACCACGCCGAGGCCGGCTGCCAGGAGTGCAAGGCGCGGACGAGAGCGATCCGCGCGAACGAGCGGCGGGCGGCCCGCGAGGGCCTGCTCCGCGAGATCGGTCTGGTCAAGGGCCGGACGGCCTTGGGCCGGACGATCTGGGAATGATGCCGAAGGGGGGCGGGCGGCCCCGCCCCTTCCTGGTCATGGTGGACCGACAGCGACGAATCGAACCCGCGAGGGTCGAGAATAAAAACGGGAGGTTTCACGATGAACGAGAAGACTTACGAGAAAGGATTCGCGCTCGGCACGAAGCACGAACGCGAGGGCCGCGGCGTCTTCGTCGCCGGCCCGAACGGCTACGTCAAGGGCTACATGGACGGCCGGCTCCGGGAGCGCGGGAAGAAAGAATGCCCGGCCAGGGCGGGCGATCCCTTCAACTTCGCCTGCGACAAGGCCGCCGACCGATTCTGCCCGTATGCGGCGACGCCGGTCATGGACGAGCACTGGCAGCACCCCGACTGTCCGTTCGCCGACTGGGAGCACCTGGACATCGCGCGCTTCGAGCAGCGCGCGGCGCGGCTCGTGATAAAGCCAAATCTGAAACCCGGCGAGACGCCCGACCCGAACTGGGGAATTTTTCAATCGGGCAAGAAGGAATGAAAATGGCGAACATGCATGGCATGGCGCCGGAGGACGTTCTCCGGCAGGGACAGGAGACGGCCGACGCGCGGCCCAGCCAGGCGGAAATCGACGCCGCCATCGAGGGCGATATCGATGCCGCCATCCTGGAACGGATCGAGGCTGGAGAAGACAGATGAGCGCGCCGCACAGGAAGCTGACGCGGGGTGAAAAGGCGCTGCGGCTCCAGCTTTCCGGCCCGATGGAAATCGAAATCGGCGGATTGGTCGGCGGGAACGACCGATGCATGGGCTGCGGCGGGACGGGACGCACGGGCGAGGAGCCGTGCGTCTACTGCGACGGCTCCGGCTACAAGCCGGCCGGCGTGAGCGGCTACTGGGCGAACGATTGAAAGCCGAAACCTGGGCGCGGGCCCGGGTCGTCGTGGCCTGATCGACCACGGCCTGAATGAGGCAGATCGAATTTCACTACGGGAGGTTCATCATGGCAGCGAAGGAAAGGATGGCAGAGTATCTGCCGGGCATCTTCATCGCCCAGGAGCTCGACTCCGAGACGATGGAGGTGAGGAGTGAGGCCGAGTTCGACGGCCTCTGGCCGGCCCTGGCGCTGGCGACCGTCATCGAGACGGCGCGGTGCCAGAAGGCGCGGGTCTATTATCAGGATCCGGACGGGCGGCGGCTGCTGCTCGCGGCCAGCCTCAAGGACTGAGCCGATGCCCTCGAAGCTTACGAGCGAGGAGCGGAAAGAACGGCGGAGGGAATGGGGCCGGGCCTACAGGGCGAGAAAACTCGCGAGGCTGGCGGCGGGCGGGATTGCCGGGGCGGTTGAGGCGGTGGAGCAGGGGCCGGTCAAGCCGGTTCCCATGCTCAAGCCGTGCGTCGTATGCGGCACTTATGGTGCCTCGGTGATAACGCCGGCCGGCCTGACTTGTTACGAGTGCAAGGAGGGGGAGGCTGACCCTCCTCCTTCCTGCGGCCATGGTGAATCCAGGAACGAACCGAAGGCAAGGGCCTCGGAATAAAACATAGGAGGTCCACTATGGGACAGTATTGGTATGTAGTCAATCTTGACAAGCGGGAGTTCATCAATCCGCACGACCTGGGGGCGGGGCTCAAGCTATGCGAGCAGCTTGGGACTTATCCGGGTACGGGAGCGGCGCTCATCGTCCTCTGTGCGGCCATGCCAGAAGCGAGGGGCGGCGGCGATTTCGACATGGACAAGAACTGGCACGGGCCGGAACGGAAGTTTCCCGAGCACAACGTGGAGCCGGGCCCCATGCCCGAGGAGTATCCGGCGATTGCTAGGCGGACTATCGGACGTTGGGCCGGCAATCGAATCGCCCTGGTCGGCGATTATGCCGAGCGCGGCGATCTTCTCGACGAGTTCCAGGCCGAAAATATCTACGAGATGTGCGAGGAAAGAAAGTGGCTGAATGTCTCAGCCGATGTCGCAGCGGTTATCGAGCATGAACTCAACGGAAAATACGAGGGCGACGGATGGCGGCGGTGGAAGGAAAACGAGCCGCTGGCCGAAGAGGTCAAGTCCGAAGCGCGGCCGAAGCTCAAGCTGGTCGGCACGGACGGCAACGCGTTCGCCGTCCTCGGGGCGGCGATGAAGGCGGCGCGGAAGGCCGGATGGTCGAAGGAGCAGATGGGCGCCTTCCAGGTGGAGGCGACATCGGGCGACTACAACGCCCTGCTCGCGACCTGCCAAAAGTGGTTCGACGTGGAATGAAACGCCGAAGGCGGCGGGGCTGCAATAGTCGGCCCTGTCGGAAGGCGACGGGCCGGGTTCCTAAGTCCCGGCCGTGGGCCGATTTCACTTCAGGGAGGTTCTCATGAAGAAGATTTACTCGGGAAAGAGGAGCGGCGTCGGCGGGCAGGAGGTCAAGGTCAAGTACGAGGACGGCCGGCAGCGGCCGCTCCGGCATGTCGAATGCCACAGCCCGGACGGTTTCGAGTGGGGCTACGGCGGCTCCGGGCCGGCCGATCTGGCGCTCTCGATCCTGTCGGACATGGGCCTGGGTGAGAAGGAGGCCTTCCGGCTGCATCAGCAGTTCAAGGCCGACGTCATCGCCGGGCTCAAGCGCGACGAGTTCGAACTGGCCGAGGCCGAAGTCCAGGCGTGGATCGACGCATACCGGAAATCCGTCCCCATCGGTGACTACGCCTATCCTAGAGACATCAAATAAGCCCGCCACGACGGGAGGGGGCCGGCCCTGGCCCCTTCCCCCCCGATTCATGAGAACCGGCCCAGGAAATGCGCTAGCGCATTTTACGGGCCTACTGGCAAGCAATCACCGGCGCCTGCGGCCGATGAAATTCTATCAGGGAGGTTCCAACCATGGGACTAGACGTTTATCTCTATCGGTACGGGTCGAAGGAAGAGTACGAGGCGGTCCTCGCCTCTAAAGACGAAGAGGACCACGGCCAGTCGATCGAGCGCGACTCGGCGAAGCACCCGAAGCACATGTTTAAGATCGGCTACTTCCGCTCGAGCTACAACGAAACCGGCTTCAATCATGTCGCCTCCGACGTCGGATGTCCGGGGCTCTACGAGATCTTCGGCGTGGAGCGCGACAATTACTATGTGCTTCCAAACTGGAAGCTCGCCATCGAGCGGGCGCGCGAGGCCCAGGCGAAGCTCAAGGCCTTCGTCGAGGCGAACGGGTCGCTGAGCGTGTCGCGCATATCGCACATGGCGCACCCCAAGACGCCCGGATGCTCCGAGGATGCGATGAGGCTGTTTTTGGAGACTAAGGCGCAGCACGAGAAGGAAGGGGCCAAGTTCGACTTCTCGAACATCGCGGGCCTGTTCCACGTCAACGAGCCGCTGACCGTGCTGGCGGCCATTCCGGGCTTTGCTTTTCACAACGACCAATGCACCTATCTCATTGTGAAGGACAAGGGCGACTTCGAGTGGTACCTGGAGGCGCTCGACGTCGTCGCCGAGACGTGCGAGTGGGTGCTGGCCGAGATGGCGAAGCCGGCGAACACGAAGGCCGTCTACGCGCTCCACTGGAGCGGATGACGGCGAGCCGAAACCGGGCCGAGGGGCCCGGTCTGCCGGGGCTGACCGTCCGGCACCGACGATGGCAGGTCAAGATTCGCTTACGAGGGGCGCGGCGGACGGATGTCCCAAGGGCCAGTCAGCCCGGAGGGCCCGGCGGCTTTGTTTCGTCTGGACCTCCCATCAACCCCCTTTTTTTAGCCGGTCCCCTTCCGGCTGTCCGCGCCCTTTTTTCCACAACGCAACTACCGCCCCTTCGGGGGCGATAGAATCTTTAGCTTTGGGAGGTATTCCTATGGCAAACCTTATCATGCACAAGTACGGGTCAAGGGTCACGGAGGCCGAGGTCCGGGCGGTCCCGGCCGTCGACTTCACGAACACCTGGAGGCCCTACCGGCACGGGATCGTGCTGGACGCGGTCAACGGCGCCCTGGGGCGCAAGGGCCTGGAGATCACGCGGGGCGAGTACGGCCTCTCGAACGACGGCTTCGACATGTTCGCCGTCCTCCACGTCAAGGCCGACGGCCTGCCGGTGCTCAAGGGCACGGAGCCGAGCCTGGGGGTCCGCAGCTCGATGGCCAAGCGGCTGTCGCTCGGCCTCTGCGTCGGCTTCCACACGTTCGTCTGCGACAACCTGGCCTTCCACTCCGACGTCGTCCTGTTCAGGAAACACACGGGGCGACTCTCCGAGGAGGAGATCCTCCGGCTGGCCGACGACGCCGTGGGACAGATCGCCCCGCGGATGCGGCACCTCACGGACTGGATGACGGTTATGGCCGGGGTCGTCCTCTCGAAATCCATGGCGATCGCGCTCTTCGGCGCGGCCGTCGTGGCCGGCGTGCTGCCCGGCTCGCAGATGGAGTCCGCCTACGAGGCGCTCTACCGGGGCGACCACTACGAGTCCGACCGCGGGAACCTGCGCGGCTGGTACGGAGCCGTCACCGAGGTCATCGGCCAGCGCCGGAGCCTGGTCGGCTACCACGCAGCGAACAAGAAGGTCAACGACTTCATCCTTCCGGCCACCGAGTACGCCATCGGCAGGGCCAGCCTTGACGGAGTCGTCGGGTTTCTCAAGAAGGAGAACTGATGGAAAGCGAAGAGGAAAAACTCAAGAGAAAGGCCGATGCCGCGTTGACGCTTTTTGTGGCGACGACCTACGCCATCATCAGCCGCAGGCCGGTCGGCCAGTTCGCCGCTGGCATCCAGTTCGGGCTCAGGCAGGCCTTCGACCTAGCGGCCGCGAATGGCGTCGACCTGGAGGCAATCTACGACGCGGGGGTCTCCAAGTTCAATATTTCAGGGGTTGGCTTCGCCGACGTCCTCCCCGAAGACTTCGCCCGATTAGTGGACCTTTTTAAGCGGTCAAACGAAGCAGCCTCGAACCTGCGGGAAAACAAAGCTCCAGTCCTCATCCCTATCGAAGTTCACAAGATGCTTAAGCTCCTCGAGGACCTGACCGGGGGCAACTGAAATGGGCCGCGCCTATTCTTCTCCGGGCCGGAAACTTGGTGGCACCCAGGGCAAATGTCCTCGGCACAAAGTGGCTTTTCGTTTCGCCTGCCCCGCCAGGCTCAAGGACGCCTACTGTCCGGACTGCGGGACGAAACTCGTCCGGACCACCTACCTTTTCAAGGGCGAGTGGCGCGAGGTCATTTATTGCTATGCGCCGCCCAAGAAGAACTGAACCGCCCGCCTCGCTGAAGGGAGATGACGGACACGCCGGGGGGAGGGGCCGAGGGGCCTCTCCTGCCCGGCATTTTTTTTGCCTACAGGTCGAATAAGGGCAAAAAACATTTGACTTTCTTTATCATTGTTTTATAAAATAGGCACGAAATGAATAAGGTGGCCGCACTCGGCTGGTGGATGGGGGCGACCTCGCGCAAGCGGGGTGCTAGCTCTCGAGAAGGAAACCTCGGTCACCGGATGAAAGGGCCATGGACAACCATCATCCGCACAGCCAACAACCCGGACGGTGATAACTCCGTCCCTAGCCGCATTAGATAGACCATGACCGAGTGCGGCAGCCGACAATTTGAAAAATTTCAACGAAAGGAGGTGCGCATGAAAAAATACGGCAAGTATATCGGCCTTTACATTCCCGCGGAGCTCTACGACCGGCTCAAGGCCAGCGCCGCGCGCGAGGGCCGGAGCATGTCGAACGTCGTGCGCCGGCTGCTCGCCTGGCACTACGAGCCGCATCCCGGCACATTGCCGTCTGCTGCCGGAAAAGGCCAGGGCCTTGAAAAAGACAAGCCCTAAGATCCCCTGCAGGCTGGCCCGTTGCCGCCGGCTTTTCCGGCCGACGCGGACGTGGATGAAGTTCTGCTGCGATCCGCACAGGCGCGAACACGGCCGGCTGGTTGAAAAGGCGAAGGAGGCGGCGCTCGCGGCCTTGGCGGGCACCAAGTCGGTCTATGCGCTCTACCGGGCGCTCTACGAGATCCGGGACGAGGCGCCGCCCCCGGCGGGAGGCGGCGGTGGTGATAAGAAGAGAGACAAGGCGCCGGGCCCCATGAGGAGTGAGCCCGGACGCGATACGAGAGTAAGGGCTCCTCAAGCGAAAGTCAAGGGAGGAAAATCATGGAAGCCAGCCAAGGGAAAAAACCGGAGGGCGGCGCGGTGACCGCTCCGGCAGAGAGGGCGAACGCGACCACGGCCGTCGCCACGCAGCAGCCAGACCAGGCGTCGGTCTTCGCGATGTTCGACAAACTCGACGACAAGGCCATCGCCGACGAGATCGAGGGCCGCATCGTCGAGAAGTGCGTCTACCACTTCGCCCCGAAGGGCGGGGGGCCGGAGGTGTGGGGCCTGGGGAAGAAGGGTGTCGACCTGGCCGTCACGGAAATGGCGAAGAAGGGCGCCGTCGTGCGCGACGAGGACGTCAGCTACGCGATCGACCCGACGGACCCGGAATACGTGCTCTTTAAGGCGCGCTGCCGGAAGGTCGCCGTCAACACGCGCGGCGGCGAGGCGGAGCTCGACGCGGCGATCGGCCTCAAGCGCCAGTGGACGCGGATGGTGCGCAAGGAGGGCGGCGCTTCCGTCGACCCGTTCTGGTTCGAGAAGGGCGGGCAGAAGGCGATCAGGAACGCGCGCCTCCGGCTCATCCCGGAGGACATTACGGCGACCATCATCGCCTACGCGAAAAAACAGGGCCGGGTGCAGGACGTGAGCCCGCAAGAGGTTGACGATATCGACCGCGAGACGCGCAAGCGCGGCGCGGCCGGAACCTCCCAGGCGCCCGCGGCCGGGCAGGGCCATGGCGTGGCGTCGAAACCGGTCACGGAGAAGCAGGTCGGCTTCTTCGATCAGCTTTACCGCGGCCTCATCAAGCGCGGCTACGACAAGGAGATCCTCGAGGAGGACATCGCGCTCCACCTGCAGAAGGAAATGGGCGTAGACATCGCAGGCCGCAGGATACCGGGCCAGCTGAACACGAAGGAGGCCTCGAAGGCCATCGACTTCCTCAAGGGCCTGCTGGCGCAGGAAGAGGGCCAGGGCGGCGGCCCGGGCGGCGAAGAGCCGGGGGATCCCTATGGGAGCTGAGCCGCTGACGACGAAACCCCTGCTGAGGCCGATCTACAGGAAGACGGACGGCACGATCGTCCCGGCCGTCCACGAGGTGCTGGCCGTACTCGACAAACCCTGGCTCGTGAAGTGGGCCTGGGGGCTCGGGCGGAAGGGAATCGACATGGACGCCTACGTCGGCGAGATGGCCGACGCGGGGCTCCTGGCCCACCGCATGGCGGCCTCGCTGTTCTGGACGGGCGACCTGCCGGCGCGGCGGACGCTCATCGAGTGGGCGCCGGCGATCATCGAGAAGGCGGAAAACTCCGCGCTCAAGCTGATGGACTGGCTCCAGGGCCACGGCGTCCAGCCCATCGCGGTCGAGCTCGGCGTCGTCTCCGAGCAGTACGGCTACGGCGGGACGCTGGACTTCCACGGCCTGGTCGACGGCTTCGCGGAGATCATCGACATCAAGACGGGCGCGGGGATCTTCGACGAGCACGTCGTCCAGCTCGCCGCCTACCGCAAGGCCCTGGAGGAGCACGGCTATAAGGTCGAGCGGGTGAGGGTGCTGAGCCTGCCGCGGGGCGATGGGGACGGGTTCTCGGAGCACGTCCAGAAGGACACGACGAACGAGTGGCTGCGCTTCTGGCACGCGCTCCATATCTTTAGGCTGCGGACAGCCGTATCCGGGAAATAACCGAAGGAGAATTAAAAAATGGGAATGACGGACGAGGAAATCAAGAAAATCGTCGAGGACGCGCTTCCCGAGATGAGGGAGGCTGTCGTCAAGGTGGCGAAAGAGGAACTGGCCAACGTTCTTCGCTGGAAGCTCTCCAACAGCGCGGCCGAGCTGATCGCCACCTTTTTCACGACCGAGATCAAGCCTGAACTCGAGGCGACGCTCAGGGCGAGCAAGGCCGAGATCCTGAAGCACCTGCTGGCCGCCGTGGTGACGCTCGCCGACGACCTGGAGGAGAGGATGATCTCAGTCGGCAAGGAGAAGATCGGCAAACTCAGCTCCCACGACATGGAAGAGATTTTCAAGCGGGTCTTCTGACCCGGGAAATAATCGAAGGGAGGAAAAGAAAGAATGGCAAACGCATTATTGAAGCACCAAGAAAAGGCCATGGAGGCGCTCGAGCGCCGCGTCGCGGAGCTCGTGGAGAAGGCCCGGGCGATCGTGGTCACGAACGAGGAGGAGGACAAGTTCGCCGGCCTGGCTCTCCAGCAGCTCAAGGGGGCCATGGACGAGGTCGGGGGGCTCTGGGACTCGACCGTCTCAAAGGCCTATGACGCGTACCAGGAGGGTTTCCAGGCCAGGAAGAAGCTCCTGGACCCGCTGAAGGCGGCGGAGCGCATCATCAAGGATACGGTGGGGGCTTTCCGGCTGGCCGAGCGGCAGAAGCGGGAGGCGGCCGAAACCGAGCGTCGAAAACTCCTAGAGGAGACCTCGCGCAAGGAGGCCCAGGCCGTAGAGCGGGCGTCAGCGCTCGAGGCCAGCGGCAAGGGCGAAGAGGCCGCCAAGGTCATCGACGCCGCTGCCGCCAGGACGTCGGAGGTGCTGGCCGCCGCCCCGATTTTCGCGAAGCCAGCAACAAAGGGCATCGGAGAGACCTTGCGTTACGAGTTCGAAGTGACAGATACCAGCCTCGTGCCGGGAAGATTCAAAATCATCGACCTGGTGGCGATCGGCAAGGTAGTCGATGCGCTCGGCGAGGCGCACGGCATCCCCGGCATCCGGGTCTGGCCGAAGGTGAACATATCAGTCCGGCGCAGGTAGACCGGTTAGGCTGATATGGCGGAAGAAAAAGACATCAGGCCGCCGGCCTTCCAGTTCTATCCGGCCGACTGGCTCGCCGACGAACGCATCCAGACGATGAGCATAGAGGGCGAAGGCATCTATATCCACCTACTCTGCTACTGCTGGAGGGAAGGTTCAATACCGGAGGATAGGGTGGCTATAGCCAGGCTATGTAAGGGCTATGATGGGAAAGG